TTCATAGGACCCTTACTTGTGACACGATCCCAAAACCCTTTTTTATGAGCGCTTAACAGTGCTGTTGTGATCACAACAGCCAAAACGCAAAATTGGGGGTTTAATTTGATACCAATTAGCAAAAGAGAAGCGTCATAATGCTGATATACCAGCATTATGACGCTTCTCTTTTTATCTACCGACGTCGACTTATCACCCGCACGGTAGTTATGCCATCATAGGTAGCACGTAACAAACCATTGGTATTAAGCCCTTTGCGAAAAAGAGAGATATTTTATTTACAAATCGTGGAAGAGCACAAATTAATTTAATATTGGTCCTTTTTTGATGTTTTGCTTTCTCCACTATTATATACCAACTTATTATCTTAAACACACAAAAAAATCCCCACACCAGCCAATTACGGTTGATGTGAGGATTTTTTTGTAAGCACTATCTAAATTATACATGTTCCTAGTTAATTTGCAATTGGTTCCCTGGATAAATCGCACTGTAGATTGACTCGCCGTTTCGACTGGCTAGTGTGTACACATTTAATCCGCTGCATTGCGAATACCTACCCACCATGAATCACCGTACTTGACTGTGTAATACGTGTGAGAATAACCAGCTTTAGAATACCACCTGCCAATTACCATACCAGTAATGTAGTTTCACAGTAGTGAGTATTAAAGTTGCACGATTTCTCATGTATTCCTATGATAATAATGGAACCTAGTAATAATCTGGTTTCCTCTTTCGCTAAGATACTTTCTCTTATGTATTAGCCGTCTGCCTTTACAGCAGGCGGCTTTTTACATAAAAAATCCCCCACGCCGAAGCGCAGGGGATTAATCAAGTTATAACTATCATCTAGAAACTACACTAGAGACAATTAATATTATACTTATTACTTGCTATTCTGTAAAGTCTTGTAGTTATCTAATTAGCTATATTGACAGCTAATAATGCTAAATCTAAACTCTCACTAACAAAATATACAGGCAAGCAACACAAAAAAATCTTCCACTCATCAAGCAGAAGATTATCCTCATCTCTTCCGGCATCACTAACCGACAATCTTGGGGGGATTTGAAAGCTGTGATACTAATAACAGGACAAGGGACATAATAACACTTGTCGGTTTATATCACAATACCGAAAGTAATCTATAGAAAAATATTAATAAGTCCTTGTTATATTAATCAGGTTTAATGTATAATAACTGTGTTCTTTATTATCTTAGGAGAAACAGAACACCCATTTTATTTATTTAAACATTGGGCCAGTCTTGACTGGCTCTTTTTTATATATTTTGTTAACAAAAAATCCCCCACGCCGAAGCATGGGGGACTAGAACAGTTCACGATTATTATACTACTTTTGGCTTGCTTGTGAGGCGGATTCTGACGCCATTTCAGTGTCAGAAGCTGCAGAACTATTCACTACAGCGACTGTGGACGTTGGAGTTGGCGTTTCGTCAGCAACTTCATTAGCTGCTGCTTCGACTTGGCTTTCCTCGTCATTTTTAACTGTTGGTGCTGTCACTGTTTGAACGTCAGTAACAACTCCCAGCATACCAAGGATCGTTAACACTGTGTTAATAACGGCAACAATGGCTGACCAGTCGCCAGTAAACTTAATACCAAACATAGCAAAGACTTGTTGGATCAAAACAATCAGCAAGGAAATAATCCCAGCGATCAATTTACCATTCAAGCTTCCATCAGCATTTTTAAAACTAATTTTCTTCATTTTGTTTAACTTCCTTTTCATATAGATGCTTCAATTCAATATCGTGACCATCTAACCGGCCTTCTACCTTAATGACCCGATTTTCAATCGCGTTCATCGTGTCGGCGTTTTGCTGTCGTACTTTTAAACTTTCATCAGTAAACCGGCTAAGGCGCTTACCTAAATCGTTAAGTGGAACGCGTACAGTCTTGTTAAGGATCCAATTAGCTAATACACAAATACTAGCGACAATGGCAACAATTGATCCCCATTCATCCCATCCTAATCCTAATAGTGTATGCAATTATCTCACCGCCAATCGCTGGCCAGGATAGATAGTGGTGTAAATTGTCTTGCCGTTCTGACTAGCTAATGTAGTCATATTTAGGCCGTTGCGTTGTGCGATTGCCCACCAGCTGTCGCCAGACTTGACTGTGTAATACGTGTGAGAAGCACCACTCTTTACATATTCCAGCGTACTGCTTGCCGGGCCTGTTGCTAGATAGGCATAACCATTAAAACGTGGTTGACGTACCCAGCGATAACCGCCCTGAATGATGGCTTGATCAGTTTTGACCGTGGTTCCAGCTGGTAAAATCGTGATAACGCTTGATGACGTCGAAGCACCTGTGCGCAGCTTAACCGCTGTTTTGAGCGTGTAAGTCTTCGATTCTTTGACCCACTTTGCCGAGGCTGACGGCCGGTAAATGTGTTTGTTGGCTTTTCGGTTGTTGGCCTTAACTGCAGCCTTATTAGTCGGCTTGACCGTTGATTTCTGTCCAGCAGTGTAATAATCAGTATAAAGTTGACTGACATCAAAGCCACCGTAACTAATCCGGCAATGGGCTGATCCAGACCATTGCCAAGCATTGTTATTCGTATACCATTTCTTGCCAGCTGGCACAAACGGATAGCCAGCAATCCAGCCAGTCTTACCCTTGATTGTCATCTTGTTGTTAGCCCATGATCCTGACGTGTAAATGTCGGCCCGATAACCAAACTTCTGAATTTCTTGCATGAACGCGGCATTATTACGATCGTTGGTTGCTTTAGATTGGTTATTGGCTTCCTGTGATTCTACGTCAGTCGCTAGTACCGCACCAACTGGTAGCCCCGCTGATTTAGCCGTTCGACCAGCAAAGTCGGCTTCGGCAATTGCTTGTGACTTAGTAGCATAGCGTGCAAAGTGGTAACCATTGATATACATTCCTGCTGCTTGGACATTTGCAATGTTGCTGGCAGCATACGGATCCTTGTACGTACCACCTTCGCTAATTTTGACTGTAACAGCCTTGACACCAAATTCGTTACGCATAGAAACGTACTCTGCCGTTGACATGTAGCCGTTGTTATTTGACACATCGACCATGTCCATGCGTGCGGCACTGGCATTTAGCCCTAAAAAAAGAGCCGCCATAGTGGCCGCTCCAGTCAATGCTAGTTTGTTTTTGAATTTCAATTGTTTACCTCCTATTGTACGCCGTTATTATCTACGGTAGCTGATGCCTGACTGGTAACATTGACCATTAAAAAGGCCATAAAAATGGCGCCCACCGTTAAGATGAGTGCCTTTAATTTGTGCTTATTCAATTGTCTACCTCCTAGTGTACTGTATCTTCTGTCTGTGTAGCTAATGATGAATCGGCCTGCTTAGCAGCTTCTGCTTGTGCAGCTTTGTAGGCTACAATTGCATCGGACACTTGAATAACCTGAGCTTGGGTAATCAGTGATTTTACTAGATAATTGCCAGCGTATACAGTTGCTAAGTCCGATGGAATCAATCCATTGTTAACACTGTCAATTAACCCTTCTGTTAGAAATTTGCCTAAATCAAAACTCATGATAAATGACCTCCTAGTGATACAATAGCTGCTTTTATTTTTGCGTAATCTGATTGTGTTAAAACTTCCGATGAATTAGGGCACCAGTCAGTTTCGTGAGAACCGATTTCAAGCTTGGGAAACTTAATATATGCATCCACTATACCATCAACAAGCCCGAAATAAATAACAAAATTGTTTGTGCTAGAAGACGCCTGCATGGTCGAACTAACCTTAGAATAAGATTCAGTTGAAGTTGTGCCAAAAGTAGAAACTTGTCTACCTTCAAGCCCAACCATCAAAAGTGTACCAGTTCCTTTTGCCAATACTGAGCCAGTTGTTATTTGATTTTGGTTAAATGATACTGGACTGCAATACAAACCACACGCATTGCCAGTTCCAGTGATATGAATGCAAGTATCTCCATCAGAATCAGTTGTTGCTGTTGCTTTACAGTCTTTTTTATCTCCTGGATTTATATACCAATGATTTAGTCCAGATGAAAAATTAGAATTAGTTATTAAATTAGTACCAACTGCACTGTTATTAACCTGCGTTTTAAGCTCAACAAAAGCTGGTGCTGTGGTCAACCCAGCATTATCAACAGTACCCGTATCACCCTTAGCACCTTGTGGGCCAGTTGCACCTTGCGGCCCTGTTTTCCCTATTGGGCCTGGTTCACCTTGCTTACCCTGCGGTCCTGTGTCACCTTTGTCACCCTTAGCGATTGTGTGAGCGGCTTTATTCATTGCTTTCACAAAATCATCAAAAGTGATGGTTGTAATTGTTTCGCCAATGGTATTTTGAATGTTATTGGTAATAGTAAACCCGGCTGACCCATCACTAGGATAGATTGACGTCCCGGTGCTATCAACCACCCATACTTCAATGGCATAGCTACCAGCTGGCAAACTAGTCATCAAGTCAGCATCAAACTTAACGGTAACTTGGCCAGCTGTTGGATCTATTAAACTAGTTGGATCAATTGTGGTTGATTTTAGATAGCCACTAGCATTGCCCAATTTAACGGTAATTGAATTAGCATGAGTTAAATCTACTGACATATTATCATTGCCACAAATTAACGTAAAACTAGTGGTGGTATCACCAATTTTAACCGTCTGTGGTGAAGTATCAGTAAAATTAAGTGTTTTTTCCATTTTTAAGTTTCTCCTTTTTAGCCAGCTGAACATTAAGCTGATTAATACGTGAAACTAAGCGTCTTTAAATTTTAATCCTTCAACATCAACACTATTATTGGCGCCAGACATGATTTTAATGTGGTATAGCCCCATTTCGGCATAGTCTAATAAGACGGTTTTACCAGTGCTTAACGGGTACTTTTTCCCATTGATTACAGCATAAGCACCATTGTTTTGCGGCCCAGTATAAGCAATTAATGCTTTTGGATTGGTGTTCATATTCATAATCAATGTGTCAAGTAACATTGTGTCGCCCTTGTTGTTGCTGGTATTGAATTTAGTTTTAAACCCATCAGTGAAGTTAGGGTTATCAACGACCCAATCTTGTGGTGCTGAAGACTTGGTGTTTTGCACCGTTGAATCAACTTGAAAATTATCCGTGATCGTAATTGGCCGGGTTAATAACTGGCTTTCAAACCAATCGGCTTCAAATTGATGACCACGTGGAGCAAAGTGCAATCCATCAAAGGTGATCTCACTATTCTTAACATGCGAATACTGTAAGAATTTCTGCGTTGCATCATTCAAATCTAACAGTTGTAAGTTCATTTCATGAGCTAATTCTTTACGCATCGCATTCTCAGCAGCATACATATACCATTCTTGCCGATCACTCAAGGTCGTCAGGTTATTGGCTTGGGTAGTAGCCAGAACAACTGACATACCCAATGCTTGAATCTTTTGAATGACATCTTTAGTAATGCCTTTGATGACATCTAAGTTGTAAAACTCGGTAGCGTTATTAAGCCCCATGCCTAAGATTACAAACTGGACCCCATCAAATTGCTTGCCATGACCAAAATAAGTGTCAAAGTTATCATGAATCCACTGAATCGACTTACCACTGAAGCCCCCATTAACGACCTTAATATTAGGATTGCCAGTTTCAGCAATTAAGGCCGGTTGCAATAAGTCAGACCAGCGGCCGTTGGTGCTGCTAACACCTGTGATTTGATAAGTTGAATCACCCAGATTAGCAATTTTAACGGTTGGATGTTCCTTGGAGTACATCATAGTCGAAAGTTGCCGCAAGTCGATCTTATTAATCAGTGCTGCCCGACCTCCGTTGCCAACGCCATTAACAATTACTCGATCGAGATCATCAATGCCGAAGACCTTACCATTCCAAAAAGTAAGAATGCGGAAATCATCAACGTTATGAGGATAAACATCAACATAGAAATATCGTTCAGTTAAAGTGATGTGATAGTAAAGCGTATTGATGGCTGATCCAGTAGCTTTATCTTGATAAGTTAAATTGTTTGCGTGATTGAGTGATTGGAACCGACCAGCTTGGGTTAATCCAAGAATAAAGTCGTCACTAAATGCAATGGTATGTGCATTAGTATCGATGGTTAAAGTTCCGTTTAGAATAGTAACATTGCCTTGTTTACTTTCACCAAAAGGCTTCATGACAATGTTGGAACCATGTTCGACAAGCTTCAAGCCATTGGAATTAACGATACACAACAATAATTGTGAGTTATATAAGCCTTGATTGGTAGTCACATAGTCTTGATTGGCAATTTCTGATAAGGCATATTTCTTAGCCAAAGTGTCATAGATCAACATGAAATCGACACCCTTATTCCTGTATTCACTAAAATCAAGTCTGGTGTCAGTATCAGTTTTAGCGGTATAGAATTGGTTGTCGGTCGTTTCTATCAGTGTCGTCTTCGGTATCAAGATAGCCGATTGATCCCAATCAACATAAATTGTATCGCCGACGACTGTTGCCCGATTAGTTGGCGCCATCATCTCACTAGAGTTAAACAATTTGGTCGTATGCCGATTATAGGCAAAAACCAGTTGTTGATCAGCAATGGCGTTTAACAAGATTTGGGTACTTTTTAGTTTATCAATTGCGCTCAATTCCATTAAGGCGTTGGTCTGAATATCATAAACTAGATAATCAACGCTGCCAAGATTGGTAAGGTCAATCCCAACATTAGTCGGCACTTTTACTTCAGCTGAACCGATACGTTCAATCATTGTACCAGCCCGTAAATCTACATGCTTGTTTAATAAATCAATCGTCAGCGTACCAGCGGATATAATCCCGACATTCGGATAATAGCCTAACCCGTTAAATACATTTAGATATTGTTGAAGTATTTCAAAATTTGAAGCCACTTTTTGATACCAATTATGGTTTAACGGAAGTACTGCTAATTCGTTTGTTGCTAAAGTATGATCATCAATGTTCATTTGGCATTACCTTCTTCCAACTAACAACACCATTATTATCAATAGTCGGTTTCCAAGCAGCACCATCTGGGGAAACTAATTGATTGTTAGCGTTTAAAATTTTTCCAATCTCTTCTTTCGTGTAAAAATTCGTAACATCGATATTTGGCTTGTTAGCGATATCTTCCCATTTTATCGGGAACCGCTTATTAATAGCATCAACCGCATCAGTTACTATTTTTACCGCGTTTTTTAATGCAATACTCATGAAATCCCACCCAATTCGTTAAGTTTGTCTATCGTATCTTCATCAGTAATCAAATCACCATTTTGTATGTCGCCTAACGCTGCCATTAATTGAACCATTGTCTTGCCAACGTGATTATGAGCATTGGTAATGTGTTTAAACATGGCAACATTAATATCATTGACGGCCAAGCTGGCATTATCAAACGTAATCGTTGGTAGTGAAAATTGATTAAACGGATTACGTTCATAACCGTTAAGTGCTACAGTAGTTTGCCAATCAAGGTTAGGCATGACTAACTTTACCGTTTCACACTGTTTAATAGTTACATTCCAAGCGGTAGTAGTAAGCGTTGCAATTGGTTGTGCTTGAACTGTTTGCCGAGCATACTCAGTCATGGATCCTTGATCAGTAAAACGCTCATCACTGAGGGGATCACCACGTTGCAATCCCCATTTTTGAATACTAGCATCATCACGATAAGTGAAATCAACTTGATATTTAGTTTGTGAATCGTTATTGCCACTACTTTTATCAATTGGCTTGCCCAAACAACGAACCTCATTAGCTAGGCTAGTTGTATCAAGCGACAATTTAACGTTTTCAACATCATGTTGGTAAAACAATGTATCAATAACAGGCTGATGTTTTAGATATGTTGCACTATAAAAAATAATTTGTTGGTTATCAATAACATAACTGGCATCAAATTTACTGGTATAATCTTGCAAAAATTTATTGAATGATGAATTACCAAGATTTTCAATTTTGATTCTAGGAAAATCACCAATAAATTTAGCTGTCAGCCCTTGATCGTTATTGTCGAGCATAAAGTTAACTGCTTCGGATAATCCATAGGTTAGTGTTCCGGTTTTGACATTATTCTGTCGTGCATTATTGGCTAACCTATAAAATAAGTGGCTAGCTGTTACTTCATATACTGATACTCCGCCAGAAACTGTCTTGGTACACTGAATAATGACATAGCTTTGCCCATCATAATGGACGATATTCTGAACATCTAATAGTTTAATAGCTTGTTCATAAGCCAAGCTATCAGTAATGGCAAATGTCACTTGCCACTTTTCGTTGACCGTCCAAGATTCTTTAAATGTCTCTTGCAAGTCAGCTAGTGGCAACCGTTCTCTATGCTGGTTAAGCCGATCACTGATAGTTAGCTTGGGATATTGAATCATCAATTTAGATACTTGAAATAAAAGTTAACAGTACAATTCAAATCTTGACAACCAGTAATCTTGAAATGATTGTTACCGCTAGCTAACCGGATAATGCCGTTGTCAGTATTAATCCCAGCTGCTTGCCCATTAATTTGTGGATTTACGCCAATTAGCTTAAACGTATCTCCAGTTGTTAATGACTTCGTACATGTAATCGCATCGCCAGTAGTTGTGTTAGCGATTGTCGGTGAACCAATACCGGTCAATGTAATGTCAAAATAATCACCTTGTACCAAGGGATCAACTGGTAGTTCGCCAATATTATTAACATCAAATTCAGATGTTCTGAATACATAATTCACTATATCAGTCGGTAACCCTAAGCCAATATTCGGCATCTCATTAATATGAGCTGACGGCATAATGCTTTGTGCAACCCCAGTAAAGTTATTTAATGTAACAGTGATCATCATCATCTTGTCACCATAATATTCAGCAGTAATTGTCTTTTCACGAACGTGATACATGCGACTACCATCATTGTCAAAAGCAACCCAATAATTATGACGTCGTATTAGAAAGTTTGACAGTGACTGGAAAGTTAGTTTTTCATCAGCATCGCCGCGACAATAAGCAATGAACTTCAAAACTATATCACGTTGATCCAAGCGGCTATTAGCAAGCTGTTGACCATCGCGTGTACCTGCAGTTCGATAGGTATCGGCGATTACTGGTGGCAACCAATCAAAATCAACTAGATACACGTTACTTAAATTCGGATCATCAAAAATTGATTGCCATGCTTGACCATCTTCACTCAAAGCGAGTTCAACCGGATCAAAACCCAACGGGTTCGTATATTCGCCAAATAAATAAGCGTGCGGTTTGTCCGCACGCTCTGAAAATACTTTCATATTAACCTCCTAACTGTTCTGCATTCTGAATGTCTGAGCGTCTTTTTGACGCAACTTTGCAGCCAAGTCGTCTAGTAACTCTGGCTTCTTATCGGCAATAATTTGCAACAACGCATTAGCTTGACGCAATAATGAATTAGTCTCATTATCATTTTCATGATTGTTATTAGTCTGAGTTGAGACGGGTTGAGCACGCATAGTTGTATCCATAGCCTTAGCTAATAGTGGATAAGCCGTGACATCATAAGGATTAATCACAAACTCATGGTGTTGGCTATTATCACCAATGATTGTAGTTTGCTCGTCAAAGACTTCGCCACCATGGGCAAATCGACGACTACCTTGTGGGCCACTATGCAGCCAATCAACCTTTGGAACACCCCAAATAGAAGTATGTCCAATACTGTTTCGCCAATCGGAGTTATTAAAGAAAGCTAACAGTTCATCGAGCGGATTCATCCGATTAGTATGTCCTGGCATCGCAAAAGCAGCAAATGTTCCTGGTGTATATTGCAAGATACCACCGGCTTCATTACCCCCACTATTCACATCATGAAGAGTTTGAATGACAGATTTACCGCCAGATTCACTCATGATAGTTGCTTGTAAAAGTTCACTGAAGCCTGCCGGAAGACTATCAATGCCCATCATCCTGGCGGCTTTATCAATTAAGCCAGGATTGTAGTGACCAGCCTTACCGTCGGTTACTTCCAGCTTTTTTTTGGTGCTGTTTAGCATTTCCTTGAACTTATTAACCGCTATACTTGACAGCTTGCCAATGGCACCACTAGCTAATTCACCAAAACTAGCTGCCCCTTTAAATAGGCCATCTGTAGCTTTATGAAGTAGATTGGAAATGTTTCCAAGCGGATCTTTAAGAAACTTATCAACAGCCTTGGCCTTGTCACCAATCCATGAGCCAATGTCAGATAGCTTACCCTTAGTCCAATTAATCGCATTGCCAACAATACCGCCGTGCGCATAATGATCGACGCCAGCAGACGCCATAATGGCAGCTGTTTCATCGCCATTGTATACTCGTGTACCAGCTGGCAAAGGTAGCACTGCATTGCGTTGGTGAGTCATCTTTAGTTCACCAGAAGGCAGTTGTAACAGTTCCTTCCAGTTCTGACCGGCACCATCGTTAACCATTGATAGACGAGTATGCACAACACCACCTTGGGCAAATTTAACTGGCTCTAAATGGTGAATGCTGGTTTTATGACCAGTGAAGAATTTCCAAACTGAATCGATTGCATCAACGCCGGCATTAATAACACTCAAAACGCCGTTAATACCGTCTTGTGCGGCTTTCTTGATGCCTTTCCATACATCACCAAAGAAATCGCTTAACCCTTGCCACATTGAATGCCAAACATTGCTAATTGAATCTAAAACATCACTAATGTGTGATGATAACCAATGGGTAGCTGTTTTAGCTATTTGACTAATTCTATCCCAAATATTGCTGAAAAAGCTGCTGATACTATTCCAAATAGAATGCCAGATTCTTTTAATCAAATCTAGTGCGTCTTTAATCGCATTCCAAATTGCCTCAACAATTGGCAATAAAAATGCTTTCATACCTCGCCATATCGTACCAAAGAAGCTACTAATTGCATGCCAAACGATGTGCCAAATAATACTAATTCCTTTTAATTCAAGATGAATGAAATTTGAAATGGCTTTAAAGATTACTTTAACTATTGAATAGATTCCTTCCCAAACAATATGGAAAAATGTACTTATAGCCTTCCAAACAACTTTCCATACATTAATTACTGGGGTGAAAACAGTTCGCAAGAAATCTACCAGCTTTGACCACAGGTTCTTCACAGTTTTAATGGTAGCTTTAATTAGGTTGGTGAACGGTTTGATAAAAGGCTTTAGGATAAGTGCGGCTAATCCAACAGGAAATAAAAAAGCATACATTAATACTTTACCGAATCCTTTTAGAATATTTCCAATTGTTTTTAGCACTTGGCGAAAACCTTTCGACACCGTCTTTATAATATTGCCAATTTCTTTACCAATGGCTTTTTCCCAGCCAAGCTTCCCTGTGAAAAACTTTTTTACAGTATTTAAAGCCTTTTGAGCACCCTTAATCAGACCAGAAAACCATTTTCCAGCGCCTTTGAATGTGTTAGAAATAAATTTCCCTATCTTGCCAAATGTACTGGTAACAGCTTTCCAAATGCCATTAACAAAGTCTCTAAACTTCTTGTTGTGCTTATATAGCTCATATAACCCAACACCAATTGCAATAATAATTGCCGGAATTAATAGCCATGGTGTAAAGGCAGCACTGACCATTCTTCCTGCTATGGTCGTTAAGTGTAATACATCATTCATGTTTTTGAGGGCCATAACAGTTGTTAAAATCTTTTTTGCAATAAAAAATGTCGTTAGTGCTGCAGCGATAGCTTTAATGGCACCTTTATTATTTGCTAAAGTTTTTAATCCTGAAGCTAAACTTCCTACTGATCTTGAAGCAGTTTTACTATTATTTGATACTTTGCCAAGTGGATTAGCTAAAAACCCGAGCACTGAAACCACATCACTAATAACTGCGCCCACAACTTTAAAAGCAATAGTTAGGCTACTCTTAACAATGCTGCCAAACGCTTTAATATTACCAGCATTTTTTGCAAGCCAAGCTGAAAACTTGTCGACTGACTTACCAGCGTTTTCAACCATCTTATTTAGGGTGTTTGTAAATCCCTTACCAGTGAAATTGCCGCCAGTAAAAGCTTTAGTAACCGTGGCGAATCCTTTGCTTACTTTATTACCTAAATCTTTAAATAAATTTTCAGTATGAGTTTCAGAAACCCATTTAGAAATAGTGCCAAAGATTGGGTTTTGCGCTTTGAGAAGCGGTTGTTCAATGTCACCTAGAAGCTTTGGCATTTGTGCTTTAACTGTCCGTTGCATACCAGTCATGGTCTTCAGCATATTATCGGCCGCTTTACCATACTTATGATTACCTAGTTCAGTAAAAACGCTCTCCATGTCTTTACCAGTGATTTTTCCTTGCCGAGCCATATTGCGCATTCCTGCAACAGTTGTGTGCTCATGCTTGGCTAGTGCTTCATCAATCATTGGAAAATAAGCGCCTATTTGGTTTAATTCGCCAGCAGACACCTTACCGGTAGCTAAACCATGAACCATGTCTTGAGTTACTGACTTCATTTGATCGCCAGTCAATCCGACGGCATCACCCATATTCAACATGGCTTTTGACAACTCATCAGCTTCAGGCTTACTGGAATGTAAATGATAGAATCCTTGTTCTAACTCGTTAACTAGATCGCTGGCTTGACCAGTCTTCTTGCTTAAATCATTGATTGTGCTGACCATGCCTTTAGCCTGACTAGCTGACCCAGTTAAAGTTGTCCATGTTTGTAGCATAACCTGCTGTTCTTTGTCAAAATCATATCCGGCCTTGGTTGCCTCAACAATGCCATCTTTAACTTTGTCATAAGCACTGTACAGTGCATTACCAACAAATGTGCCTTCGATAATATCACGTAAACGGTGACCGTTCTCACGTGTTTTTTTGGCGTTTTCGTTAAACTTTTTAAACCCATTACTGAAGCCATCTTTTATTTTTAGGAGCAATGAATGTTTCTTAGGAGTTTGCTTAATTCGCTCTCTGAAATGTTTGAAAATATCGGTGAAATGATCTTTAACACGCAAAAGCACGGAGCGCTCCTTAGGAACGTCCCGTACTTTACGTGAGAAGATGCCAATGTTTTCATCGTTGATTTTAGACTTTAATGTCGTCACAACATCATGTGGAATTTCTTTGAGACGGTCAATTAGTCCACTAATCTTTTCACGGATTGAGTTACTTGAATTAGTGACTTGATCCTTATACTCGTTGAAGTTAGCTTTAGCTTCGTCCATAGCTTCTTTCTGCTTGGAAGCATAATTGTGCCACTTTTCACCACTCTCACTAACTTTAGATCCCATGTCAGCAGCAGCATGAACTGCTTCGTCCATCGCTTGACGAGCATTAGCAACCCCTTGGCTAATCTGATCCATAAATTTCCACACAAATGTTTTTTCAACAACTGCACTCATTAATTGGCCTCCCCTCTGTCAGCTTTTGCTTCCATTAATCTTCGATACATAGCCATTTGAGGCGTATCAGGTTGTCGTTCTTCAACCGTTCGATAATCAGTTAATTTACTAATCTCGTTTGCAATTTGTTCATCGGACCGTTCTACAACTTCACCTAACGGCTGACTGAGTTCGACGCCATAGGTTGCTTGTGGCATTAGCCGAGCGTGCATTTGCTCGCGTTGCTGATTAAGCATGTTGACCTGATAGCCATGCCAAACAGCTTTAAACTCAGCCGGTGTCAACTGTTCTAATTGCTCTGGAGTTAAGCCTGCACTTCGGGCATAGCTTATTGCGGTGTACCAGGTTGCAGAACTTTTTTCAGCTTGTCCAGTTGTGCTTGAAGCTGCTCCATCCCCAACTGATCCTGATTGTATTGGTCGCTGCCCTCTTTTTCCGATTCCAGTTTCTTCTGCATAATATCCATGATCTTGTTGTATCCTTTGACAAAACTGGTAAGCTTCCGCGCTAAAAAATTATCAGCATGTAAAGATTGAATAATGTCAGAATAAGCGGCGTTGGTCTTATCATCGTCAGCAAAGATAGTGTCTTCAAGCGCTTCTACTACTTTGTCACGACTAGGCTGTGAACGCTTAAAGTAAGCCAATGCGTAATAATAGGCGTTAACGATTTGATCTGGGTCTTCATCTAATAAACCATCAACAAGGACATCAAATCCATCGCGACCGTTTTCACTGAGTTCCTTTTTTACTTGGTTAGCAAACGCATAGTTAAGCTTAGGGGTGCAAGTGGTGCCATCAATAATTAAATTTTCCATAATCTAAATTACCTCCATTATTTTCCGAGTCCGCTAGTGTCCGAGTCCGCTAGATACGCTAGCGCTACCAACATCAGTGTTGTGAGCGAAGTCAAACATCTTTAACCCGTCAGCTAATAGCTGTGGGTCAAGTTCAGCCACATCTAATACACCATCTTGCGTGTTACCATCGATATTGTAAGTGATATTAGCATGTAACAAGTTATTAACTGCTTCGGTTTCTGGCAATCCATTAGGTTTAGCCATGCCAAATTCAGCGGGCACAGTCTTAACTTTTCCAGCAGTATCTAAAGTCGCTTCATTGAAATCCATGCGCCAAATGCCAACCGCCACATCTTGTTGAACTGCTTTTTTTAATCCATCATGAATCTTGTCACCGATCGTCCAATACGAATCAACGACAAATGTTTGAGATCGTGAACCAGACGTATGCAAAACGCCCTGCTTTAAGTTTACTGCCGAACTAGCACGAGTATTAGTTGTACTAGTTGCCGCTTGTAATCCTAACATTTGAATCAGAGTTGCTTTATCGTCCCACGGAAATTTGATCCCGTATAAAATTTTGTCAGCACTCTTTGTTTGTAGCTTTAATCCAGCCATATAGTGTTTCCTCACTTTCCATAGACAAAAATATCAAATAAATATGCCAACCGAGTTAACGGCCGACCTTCTAAACTGTTATCAATTAATTTGTGCATTGACGAGCTGTCATACTTAGACGGCCATTCAGTTAGTTCCAATCGTTGCATAGCATTAGCAACCTTACGGCCTAATGCGTAAGCTTGACCAACATTAGCTACATCAGCATAGACATCAACAGCAACGGTAGCTAAGAAATAATCCAAAACTTTAATATCAGTTTGTTCTTGCTCGTTTTGCAAGCTGACAACTACTTGTGGAAACTTAGTTGGTCGCTGCTGGCCGAAATCATATACTGGAACGTTAAATGCTCGCAGACATTTTTTAACGTTCAATAATAAATCTTCCTCCGGTGACATATCAATCACTCCCTAATACTGCCAAACGCATAATGCGTTCAAATTCATTATTAAGCCTCATTGCGACTTTCTCACCGGTAGGCTTCATAAACGGTTCGGCGGCCATTTTATAAGTGCCATATTCTACATAGACACCATAATAATCAACGCCATCTTGACTGGTTATTGGCTTCTTACTACCACTCCCAGCAATGGCTGCCAGTGCTCGTTTCTGATCTGCAACTGTTGCCATCGGCATGATAGATACCGACTTGCCATCATCACTAATCTTTATTTCCAACGATCCTTGCAATGTTCCCGTTGGCACATAACCAGACTTACCATGTCCAACTTGAGTGCGTTCTAAGCCTTGTGCAGCCTCTTGCTCGCGTGCACCAGCATTCTTGATAAATGCTTTGCTAAGCGCAACGGCTCGCCGATATTCCTTATTGGCTTCTTCCATGGCCTCTGGCATACCATTGCGTGCAAGCCCTCTGGCAGTCTCAAATAATTGGTTAAAATAATCAACGTCAATTGAGAACGTAACGACAGGTATTTTGTCATAGTTATTCGCCATGTAGTATCACCTCATTACGAATAATGTAGAACGCCGTTCGCTTATCATGCTGACTAACTTTTTGAATCTCGTGCACCGTGTCGTTATCACCTTCAACATATTCACCATTAAGGCCAATCGCATCGGCCTGATAACGTCCATAAACACGAATAACCGTTGCATTATACACCGTGCCATTGGGGGCAAATGTTAAATTGACCTGTTGCACATTAGCTGGCACTACTTGGCTTCGATACCTTACTTGATGATTAAGGCTGTCGGGATCATCATCAAGAAGCTTAGTCAATAAATAGACCTTATCTGAATAACGCATGCTATCACCAGCCAATCGCAGTAGCGCTGCGCGTTGTTTTAGCTTGACCATCTACCCAGGCTTGAAGATCTGGATAGTAGGGTGCCAGATCGTTAACGTTGAACTGGAAAGACAGCCCTTCTTCACTGTGAGACTTTTCACCCTCGTTGTGAAACTTGTTGAACTTAGTTACAGCCAAATTCTCTACAATGTAGTCTAATCCTTCCGGCAACCCTGAAATTCTAACCGAACGGCCCAGATATAAAACAATGGCTTGCTCTGCATGATCAATATACAGCGTCAATCGCTTTCTTTCATTATCGGTAGGAGTAATACCTAGTAGAGTAATGACGTTTTCTAATGTCTTACCACTGTCCTGTACACCACTCATAGAATGCCTCCTGACTAGTGACCGAGGCCTGATCCCGGTACGATAGGATCAGCGCTAGTTACAAACTGTGCCATCGGAATCAATTTTTGATCGTAGACTTTCGTCCAATTAGTGCCATCAGCTAAGTCGTCCATCGTAGGATAAGCTTTGCCCGAATGCTTGGAAGTGAAGTTGCTTTCGTTCCAAGACAACCCCTGTGGTGCAAAGACAAACCGGCGGCGGTTAACAAGGTAGTCAACACCATGGTTCTTTAACGGATCACGATTAGTTTCAACCGCATTAATGACTGGCAATTCAGAATAGCCAACGGCACCTTGAGCAAACAAATAACTCGTGTACTTGCCACCGCTTACTGGTAAGCTATCGTCAACCACAATTTGGACGCCTTTAATCTTATCACCAGCATCAGGCGCTTGAATTGATGTTGGTACGTTGCTGTTACCATTTAAGACAAAGGTTGAGTTATTCTTAGCATCAACTAGGTTGGCATCTTGTAATTGACGTAGAACATCAGAATGAACTGCTACAATAGCCAAGTCTTTATAGCGATCGCCTAATAAGAAGCGGGCCTTGTTGAAGTTCTTCAAGCTGAATGTGGTATCAGTCTTATCAGCAGTAGCGTCTAATTGATTGACACCCTTCATGCTGGCTGAACTGAATACTCCTGTGAGAGTTTTTAGCAAAAGCTTTTCATAAATATGTGACCAATAATCACTGACTTGATCACCAATAGCACTTAAAGGATCCGCACCTGATAGTTCAGCTGATAAGTCAGTTGCACTCCAAGCTTGGTCAAAACCTAATTTACGGGCTTGTGCTAAGTCAGTAGTAATCTTGTTGACTAATAAATCCGTTGTGTCATCTGGCACTTGCGGATCATTGTCAGCTAGTGGCTTGAACAGCGGCATGTTGGCTACTTTGCCAGCGCCTAATAATGCTGCAATTTGTGGCACGCTTTGAACGACACCACTTGTAAAGAAAGCGTTGTTTTGCGTTGACTTTTCAGCTAAATAAGCCCCCCAGTGTTCAGGGATCTTCATATCACTTAATTGGGTAATGTTTCCGTTTACCATATTTTATCTCTCCTTATTATTTGCCAACATAAAACGACTGGCTAATGGGTTGGGCACTAGCAATTAATTTTTGAGCCTGTTCTTTGTCGGTATTGTAAATTTCAGTTTGTTTTGTTAAATTCCAACCATCTTTGGACCATGGATTATTAGTCCCCGCTTCTTGTGATGAAGTATTGTTACTCCCAGTAGTGACGGCTTGCTTACCAGCCAATAACTTTTCAGTAGCCGCTTGTACTTGGTCATCAACGTATTTCTGCAATAATCCTAGATTATCGCTTGTGGAATCTTCGTCAGCACCCATAACCAGTGGTAACATGTCAGGGCTAATCCCCTTATCAAGTAGCATTGACTTGGTCTTATATTCCTGAATCTGAGTTGCCAATTCTTGATTTTTTTTAGCCATATCAGCTTCATGTTGTTTACGATCAGCTTCAGCCTTTTGATCAGCGGTCATTTTAGCTCGTTCTTCGGCCTGCTTTTGCGCAACAACCAACTGCTGTTTAAAGTCAGCTTGCTGTCGATCAAGTTTCTTAGACCATTTAGCATGCTGTTGACCAATCAATTCATCAATTTTAGCTTGTTGTTCATCGGTAAACGTTACCGGTTCATCAGACTGCTGACCACCTTCAGGGTTGGTTTCCGGATTCTTTGGTTCTTCACTCATTAGACAACCTCCATTTAACGTCTGTCGACTTAATTCGTTTAACGCCCGTCGGCTAAAAGTGCATAAAAAATAGACCTTTTAATGCCATGTCCAGGGCAATAAAATATTAGTCAAGTTCACTTAAGACATCTTTATAATCCGTTTGTACTGGAATTACATTGCAATGACAACGTGGGTGAAATGGGGGCACGTTCATACCGACCACAGCATCTTTAATTTCAACGATTGTACCATCGTGGCCCTCACAGTATCTGCAAACATGAGGATTATCTCGGGTAACAATCTTTAGCTTGGTAAATCCTAAATTGCTGTATTGCTTGGCGCATTCCCGCGTCTGAGTTGCTTTACTCTCAGTAACTAAAATACGCTCCATATCAGCCTTAGTTGACATGTAGCGCTTTTGCATTGCTGTTTCCCATAAATCTTCATTAGGATTAGGCTTGCCAGCAACACCTAGTTCTTTTGCAACAATTTTACTAATAGAATTAGGGTTGACATGATTTTGCATTTGAAACTTGATAATGTTATCTAAATCAATTGCTAAATTATTGGCATGTTTGAATATTAAATCTAATGAGGTATTCTCTGGCTCGTTTTGAGCAGCCACTCGATACAATGCACGATGTCTGAGCTGTTTATTGTACCCACCTAACCCACTACCAGTTAGCTTAGTTACCTGTTGAACAATATCCGCCTGCTTAGCTTGAACTAACTTGTTAACCTTTAGTCCCATGTTAGCGATGTTAACGCGTGCTTGCGCCTGGGCTACATCTAGATTAGTTTTGTAAGGCAGATTATTTAATAATGTGGCTAAGACTTGCTCTTCCTCACGATTAGCACTCTGTTTTAACTCAAGTACCGTATCGGTTAACTCTTTAATGTCTGCAGCATCGGCATCATCTTGCCAGGTTACATTTTTGTGTAGAAAATAGGTTAAATTCTTAACCTGGGCATGATGTGAATGTTCGATAATGTTAATCAACTGTTGAAATACTGGATCCTTAACATCTAAGATTTTTGCCAAAGCATGAGCTAATTTATTAATGTCCATAATCAGCCTTCTTTGTTGTTATTATCTGGTAATGACGCCTTTTCGCCAGTTGCAAATATATTGCCTAGCCCACCGCCACCTTGAGCATAGTTATCTTCATCTTCCTTAGCGTCATGTATACCTTTTTTGATGCGTTCTGCTTCAGTGTCAGCATTGATTCCAGTAATTGGCTCAGCCATATCACGAATGGTTTCATCACTGAATTTTCCAGTACCATTTAGCAACGTAATCAGTTGCGCGGTCGCATCATCATTCTTAGGCAGATTTGGCATAAAGTTAGCTTTAATCATCGTATTCCATTTGTCAGGACTAATTTGATTGAGTGTTTGCCAATAGTTGACACAAGCATTCAGGCGAGCATGTAAGCCACGTTTAAACAACGTTTCCTGTAGTTTGCGTTCTTGATCACTGCCCCACAGTTTATAAGACATAGCTACACCAGAAGCGTTAGACGCAAAGTTTGGATCATTAACATTAGGCGTATTAGTATACTTGTGAATTTCGTTGATAAGGAAATTAGTATATGTTGACCAGCCAGCAGCATCATACTGCTTAGTCAGATACTTAGCATCGGGTTGAATAATATGCTTGGCAGTAGAACCAACACCGCCACTTGCTGCGAACGGCTCCAAATACCACATGTGATTTTTAGGATCAACATTTGGATGAGCTGGTTCAATGATAATCGGCTGACCGTCTTGGCCTATTTTTTTAGTACCATTCTCGTCTAGCAAATACTTAGGTTCTGTCATATTAGAAAACTTACCAGTCAAGACGATATTGGCGTTGTTGAAATCTTCCTGGAAGTCAGCCATCATTGAAACACTTTTATCCAGTGCATCTAGTTGATCTAGTTCAGGTTCCCAATCGCCTAACCGTTCATCATTATTGCGATACTCGGTTAATGGAACAATACCAAAAAAGTGTGGCAATGTATCATCCAAGACTGCATTGGCAACAGGTGAATTAGTTTGAGGTAATCCGCCCTGACTATGGAAGGTAAAAAGCCGGCTATCGGTGTAAACCTCATAATGTTCTACTAATTGATTATCTAAAATGCCAGTCTGATAATAACGGACACCAATAAGTGGCTTGTGATCGACAGTATCATCATAGATCACAAATGCTTGTTCAGGATCAACTCGAACTAATCCTAAATCAGTCACTCCGTTTTTAACGTATACGAGATCATATGCTCGACCAGTGATTGATAAGTCCTTCGCTAGTTGTTGGTTGACATAGTCTGCATTCGTATTAGTGATAAAAGTGTCCAATACATTTTGGAACTTTTGTGCATGGCTATCATCTACTCCAGTATCATCTTGTAGCTTTAACTGAATGGGATTACCTATTAAATAGCCAACTCGAATACTTGTCATATAACGAGCAAATGCTGCCGCTACTCGATTGTTAGCATGGTAAGGATTATCACTATCTCCTTGCTTTTTAATTGCGTTATTAGCTTGGTAGTAATCATACAAAGTTTGAAGTCTTGAGACTTGATGATTTTGGTGATGGTTAATAAACTGATAGACAATCTTCATTAATTCTAATGGCTGTTCTGAAACTGCCGTATATGTTCCAACTGGCATCGTGTAGTCTCGGTTGGCTTCACGGTCAAAACGTTGTTTTCCATAAATATTATTAATAATCATTCACTCCCATCTGACGACCAATCGCGTATTGTTCATCCCATTTAACACCTAACGATCCATCATAATCCCCCATATATTGGCGAACTGCATAACGTAAGGCATCAATTGCATGGTTGTCTTGGTCTTTAGGCTTGCTTAGCGTGTTACCCATGCGATCACTGTCAAAGACGTAACTGTTTAATTCACGCCACAAGTTCTTACATTTAGGGTGAACGTGAATTTGATATTGCCATAGTTGGTCAATACCAGCCTCAATCGGTGTTTTTACAACGCTATCAGCATTGACGATTCCTAAATCATTTAACTGAGCGGTTCTTTCAGGATTTGCACTATCTGCATATATCCTGGCTCGTTCATAGCCGTTAGCTTTTAACCATTCTGCAACATGTGGTGTTGTTTGATGATAGGTATACATCTCGTCATAAACCCATAGTTGCTTATTGCGAACATCAACAGCAACGGCCACGAAAGCGTTAGGATCATTACCGAAGCCATAGTCCAGGCCAAATCCCGTTTGCCCACATTCTTGTATTTTGTCCATAGTGTTAAACTCAATTTGTTCAATGTTGTCTTCAAATACTAGTCCCTCAGCTACACCCCAGTCGCCATCAACGACCGTCTTAGCGCGTCTAGGGTTGGTTTGGTATAAACCTATAGAGTCGCTGCTTATATTCGTCAGAGACGAACTCATTGCATCTAACGGTAGTCGTGCGAACAAAGGCATCATCACGTTTCTGGTCAAAAAACTCACGCTTTAGCCAATGGTGTTCGTTCCAAGGATTAAACGTAAGTGTTACTTGATAAAAGACTTGTGGATCATTGCCACGTAACGATTCAATTACCGTTTGTAACTTGCTAAACGATTCAATTTCATAGGCTTCTTCTACCCACAGCCAACACAATTCACCAGTAAGGACATTAACTGAAGTTAGTTTCAACGGATCATCAAGGCCACGAAAGATAATTTTCTGGCCAGTTGGTAAGTAAGTGATTTCTGGCAATGACTCGTTATACTTAAAGTAACGCTCTAAGTGGAAGTCATTAATAGCATTCTTGCATTCCACGAAGGTACTAGTCTTGTTGGTATTGGCATTACGCCTTACAACCAATATATTTGACCAATGATACTTAACTAACCGGTAGATTAAATTGTGAGCGGTGGTTACCGACTTCTTCGATCCACGGCTGCCTTTAATCACTCGGTAAAAGTGATGATCACGCCAGAAATCAGTATAGCCAGAACCAATTAATTGTCGTAAACTTAAATTAAATTGTTGGGTGGTTGACATATGACATCATCTCCAGGGGGGACGTTAACATGATAATAGCAATAATTATTTTATTTTTAGGCCTACCAATTTTCTTTCATATGGCATGGCGGGGTTTAAATTGGTTTGTAGATTTCATTTTGATTGCAGCGGTTATCGGTTTAATATACATAGCTTGGTGGTTTATCGTGGCGTTTGTCATACTATTAGCCATCTCATATACAATCAAGCATTTTGTTGGCCGTCATCGGGCAAATCGTCAGTAAAGTTGATGACAACTTGTTGGTTGTCTTTACTAGATCGTTTGGCCTTAGCCTCCGCAATATCTGCTTCAGCTTTAAGCTTGCGAATCTGTTGTTCAACGAGCTTATCGTTGCCCGGATAACGCTTTAGTATTTCCTTAGCAACAGCCGTTTTGTCCTTGGTAGTTGGTGGACGTTCAATAGATTCAGCACCGTCAGCAGTACCCACCACTACGGTTTCTAGCTCTTCACCACGAAGCACTCTAGTGTAAAATTCCATAACCTCTTTGGCATCTGCAATCTTGCTAGATTCTATCTCAGCCATCTGTTCATCGATGTATTTTTTGATGTCAGGTTTTGTCAGGTTCTCCTGTCCAACTGAACGGGCTGAACGTTTCTTATATCCTGCTAGAATAGCTGACTGTGTAGCATTTCCAGACTTGATATACTCGTCGGCAAACTTTTGCTGTTTTGGCGTTAACTTTCGTTTCATTACATACCACCACACCTCCATTAATTGGAATTAATTAGTCTAGCTCAATTGCTTAATGCGTTTTGAGAAACAATAACAACGCTTGAATAAATTAATTTGAATCCATGATTCAACGTAAGAATGATTATTCTCGTCGTATTTCGTTATATAATGATGTACCATTTGCTCGCCCTCCTTTATTTTTAATATGTAATTCACTAATCTAGTAAGTCGTAAGTTTGCTTAAAAATATCTGGCTTACATGGGTAAAGTTCACCGCGAACGCCTTTGATAATGTAATCACCGATATTAGCAGTCATGGTTCCCTCTAAAGTTTCAATCTTTAAGATAGGGTGATCCGGATCATGATAGCTTACTCTAAGTGGATCGAGCCTTAGCTTATCTTGTAATGCATTAAAGCAAGTTACCGTATCTTGAAATACTTCATACTCAATAACTACTGGCTTCTTTTGTGCTCGCATGCTGCACCTCCTTATTTTTATCCAAACGAAAAGCGCCATGCTGTTTAGCACGACGCTTTCTATTCTTACACCACTTATCTAGCCGAGCATCAGCCTGCACCCATTCAGGCGACTCGTATCCGTATTTACTATGAATCATTACTGGCATGACGTCACTCCTAAATTTATGTACACAAAAAGCCTGACGTCAGCCAGGCCTATGTATTGTTGCCTCATAAGATGGCGATCCTGTTATTCAACAATACAATTTTATATCATACTATATCCAACATCATTTGAGTTGCAATACACACTATTTACTTTACTAAAAAGATCCCAACTAAATGTCAGGCTCCTGTACACGGTTATTATCAGAAAAACGATTATAGTTTTTGCAACCATGTTTGATTATGTTACCACAGCGCACATGTTTCCGCATGCAATTTGGTGGCCGTTTGATTGCGCGTCTTATGTATGTGCCATCCAGTTTTCCACGCTAAATGGCAAGCAAGTAAGCTGAGTTATTGTTGATTCAAATGGTTTCACGCACTGTCGCTTGCATACTTACTTGCTTAATGTGCTTGGTAGGGATTTGCACCCTACAACGTATGGAGGTTTTCAAGACCGCATACAATCTTTCAGCTAATTTGGACACACATTTATCGCTAGGGTAAATTTCGGTGCGCTCCCCAAACGCCTTAGCCATGGTTTACCTATTCCGCCACAAGCACAGCCAATGTAAACAAGACGATGGGAGTTCATGTTATGAAGTTAATTCCAAACACGACTCCAGCCACATCTCAAGCTTTCAGCAGTTTAGTGACTTGCTTGGGTCAATATGATTGGTGTGGGCCAAGTCGCGAACTTATTTCAGATTCGCAACTTCCCCCGCTAATTATATCGCCGGTAGGCCTCGAACCTACATCCCATTGCGGCTTACCAATTAGCCCACAGCGATACTCACATTTAACGGCCGACGTTAAATACGAAGACTAATGCCGGCGGCAGAGAGGAGCGCATCCACCACCCCTTATAAATCCGCCAGCTACACAGATAGCTGGATTTGAACCAACATAGACGGTTTTGGAGACCGCCATCTTGCCAATTAGATCATATCTGCTTAATAGACGGGCCATCATATCAACTTAATCAAGGAGGCAACACAAACTGTACATCTGTACCCGTCTAACGTAGCCTGCTGGACTCGAACCAGCGACAACCTGATTAACAGTCAGGTGCTCTACCAACTGAGCTAAGGCCACAACAATAATCGATAGGGCTATCAGAAAAACGTTTATTTGTCGCCCTAACCAATTATCGATAATACTAATTTACCACCAATTTATTGCTATGAAGTCCGGCTCGAGTTCGGAAAAAGTTCGGTTAAAGTCCGGTTTGAGTTCGGTTTTGGTAAATATTCAGATCTTCTAGGTAGTAGCTCTGTGCAAACTGCAGCATTGCCAATGGCTTCCAGCGGTCAAAATACTGCGTCTTGCTGTAGCCAATATCCATGTAGCACATCGTGTCGCTGTAACCTTGCAAATATAGCCGATCTAATATCTCCTGGCACTCATGATCACACCGAGCCATGGCCTGAATAGTCTGTCGGACAATTTGCTCAGCGTATAGGCGGCGTGTAATCCGATCCTCGGCCGAATTACCAGCTGAGGCCGACTTAGGCATGCCATCCATGCTAGGCGATTTTAAATCAGCGACCGAATGGCCGGACGCCCGAACTGCTTGCGGTAACTTCTTATCCAGGAACCGCCGCACCTGTTTAATTGTTTTCTCCTGGTCAATTGGTGGAAAAATTTCATCTGAAATAACTTGCTGTTCGCCCATCATGCGCCCCTCCGCTTTCGTATGCTATAATTAATTTTGTAGGAATTATTCGTAGCGCGGTCAGCAATGGCAGCGCCTTTTTTATTTATCTTCGTAGGCCATAGGATCGATTTTCAAAACCAGACGGTAATAGTTTTCTGCTGCTCTAGATTGCTGGTACATGTAAGCATCCGTGTCGCTACCTCCGCTAGCCTTCCAATCCATCATCCGCTGATTTAGGTCTGTCAAAAGTTCAAATGGCAGCTTAGGCGCCAATGATTCAATAATTTCAATCGGCAGCATTACCGGTCACTCCTGTCCTAAATAGAAATTTTATGCAAGCAGCTTCATAGCAACGTCTTCATCTGTCAATTGGTGAAGTACCAATTCTTTTATATCATTCTGGTATTCATTACTACCTTTATCATTTAGATTAGTAATTACTTCGTCTACCCGATAATATTTAGTTGGTCCATCATCAATTTTAATTTTAATGTTGCCGTTCGTGATAATATCTGGACGGGTGTCCCGCTTTTCACGAAGTGTTTCAATTGCCGCTACAACCCCAAAACTGGCAATTATTACAAGTATCAAGCCAGCAAAAATATACCCGATCATATAAAACATTCCGAACCTCCTATATAAAATAAAAGCTTTATTCAACCATTGCCTTGGTAGGCGAATTTTTGTTTACTATCAACGGTGATACATAGACAAGAATAATAAAATTAAACCAAAAGCAATGACAACTCCTAGCACAATTGAACCAATCCAACTAACTAACTGCCACGGGGTTGCGTTCCATATCACTTCAAATATCTGTTTCATTCGTCTTCCTCCCATTAATCCGACACAACCAGTGCTGAATATAGATAAAGCGTTTCGTCGTCCGGTCCTTGATGGCGTACCGTCTCAACTGACATACCAGCGTAGTCACATTCGACCGGCATATCTTCAGGCAGCTTCTTAAGCTCGTTAATCAAGTCGCCGACAGTGTCACCGCCTTCCCAGTTGTCGTCTGCCAGTGGGCCTTCAATGATAACTTGTTTAGTCCATGAGGGTAGGCTCCACTCAACCAGTTCCTTAACCCGTTCAATGTCAATTGGATAGTTACTCTTAACAGCAACGTCTTCCATCTTAGCTTCGTATTTCATTTGTCTTCCTCCTGTTTACGTTTTCCGATAAAAGGTGTAAAACTGAATACTTTTCCTAGAAACACTTTAAAATCAGCCTTTCAGTAGTTCCGGGTTCTCGTGCACGTTGCCAATAATTTCAAATTGATTACTCCAAGAGTCATGCAGGCATGGCTCAATTAAATGTGTCCCTACTGGTTTCAAAAACATACCGGGTATCCCGAACAGGTCTTCTGAAACAATTTCATTAATGACTGGTACCATCGTTAACTCGCTCATATCTGACCACACTTTTACAATATCCCCTTCATAGATATCCTTGCCGTTCACGTCTTTCAGGCCGGTAAACTGCCCTACCGTTTCAGGAACTACATTTGCAAACCACCGAGATAGTCCAACGTCATCTAACTCTTTTGTTTTGTCACCAACAATCAACGCACCATCGCCATTCTTGATGTAGTACCCATAAACGAAGTCACCATCAAAGTTAACACACCTCATTTCACTAACATCTTCTAATGGAACCCCTCTAAACTTAATCATCGTCGCCACCTCCTTGATTGGTTTCATTCCAGGATACTTTTCTTGTGGTATGGAACAGTCATAATTGACGTATTCTGACCCTTTTCTCTGAAATGTTTCGCGTCTTTTCTTGCGGCTTGTCTATTGGAATAGACAGCTGCCACATTACTATTAAGCATCAATATATAAGCCATTTTCAATCCTCCTTGAACGCTTCAAACGCCCACTTGCGAATGTTGTACGGCTCATATTCCTTGGCCAATTGTTTACTATCCTGTGCTTTAGCTTTGTTTGCTTCGGCATGTTGCTTCATGCGCCGGTGCTTCCGTTTAATCGTTGAACGCTTCTTAGTGTGTTTAGGCATCTTCGTCCTCCGTGATTTCATCTATTTCTACTCTAGGATTTCGTTTATCAACGGCAAATTCGTCCTGGAATCCTGTGATGTGCTTTCGATTGTCGTTGCCTAAAAGTCCAGCCTTCATAAAGCCGTCCAGCACAAACTTTTTAGCAAACGCGATATTATCCGCATCTTTCCGGTTGTTCTTCGTGTACCACGTAAATTTAAGCTTGCAAGGCCAGCTGAATTCGACTCCAGAATTTCGACTAGCCCGCGCATATACACTACATAAGGCTGTGTACCGCTTCTTTAGGTTAGCTGCGGCGTATCTGTTGGCCCGTTCAGCCTTGATGTACTCATTTAAGCTAGGTAGTTCGCCCTTAATCACGACTTTGTTCATACTTTTGGCACCCAGCTAATGTAATAGCCATTAACTTTCCCATTAGACATACTGGCCTTTCTAATCGATAACTCTGAGGCATCGATCCTCTCACATAATCGTGCCAGTGTTTGATAGGCGATCACTTCATCAGGATTATTATGCTTCTCAGCACGCCAGTAACCGTTACTCAGTGGCAGGCTGTATTTGTGGACTAAATCCTTTACCCGATTTAATTCAATTGCCGTACTATCAGCTAGTTCTCTAAGCGTATGTTTGCCATGCTTATGTGCTTGCCGAATGGCTTTAATATCTTCACGTTCTCCCTGCTTCGGATCTTGTTTCATACTGGATAGGTAGGCCGCATCACTGCGTACCTTAGTCCCAGGCTTAACCAGTCTAACTGGGAACGGCCATTCACCAGATTTGTAGTTATGTTGCGCGAGCTTAAACATTTCCGGTTCTGGCCCGATTGCTAGTGGGTGATCGATATCGGGTAGATTAGCGTTAATTACTAGCACCTGTGTTTCAGTCATGCACTCACCTCCGAAAGCGGAATAATCTTTTTCAACTTCACTAAGCTTTTATCTAACACGATAATTTCCTGCTCACTACGACGTAGAAAGAGTGCTAATACATGATTCTTCTTAACCCGGTAAACAGAGATTTGATTAACCTTGTGTTCTTTTGCAAAATGCTTAGCAACAGTGGTATCTAGCGTATACGCAATCCAATCAGATTCGTTAGGTCGGTGAGCTCGATATAATGTCAGTTTATTGGGCAAATTATCAAAAGCTTTTAACTCACTGGGCTTCATAATGCCAATAGCTTTATTAGGCCGCTGACTTGCAAATAAGGTTTTCCATATTTTTAAATCAGAATACTCGGTATAACTGACCCACAAGGTCGATAAGAAAAACCAGTAACCATAGTCACTTAACTCTGAACTATGTGCACTAAAATATTTAATTGCTGCTGGTGTTCCCTCATAAGCAAGTATTTGCTCAGCAAACAAAGCATCCTTTTGATTCCATTTAAAAGCTGTTGAGATATCATCTATCATGCGCTCACCCCCGTTTGCAATCCTTGCCTAGCTTGTTCTAGATCAATAAAATACTCGGCTGGCTTACCCCAACATTGGGTCAAATCAAAATTTAAGCCATCCCGCTGATATTCAATAATTAAAACTTCGAGTGCAAATAGTTTGTACTCATGAGCGCACACTTCATCTTGCGCGCTACCGCCAGCCTTTAAATGCCGTTTCATGCGCTGCTTAGTCCAGTGCAATGCGGCCGGTTCATAGGCATGGTTAGCGGCTAAATTGACTAATTGATTACCCCAATTCATTTAGCTTCCTCCTGACTGTTCATGAACGCTAGGAACGCCTCGTCGCTCATATCGTCCTGCTGGTCATCGCTTGAGTTTGACTTAGAATCCGCCTGAGAAGCGCCTTTTTGCATCCACTTTGGCGTAACTTCTTTACGGCGTGGCTTTGAATAGCCACTAGGTTTTCTTTCGCTCTTCATGCGGTCGTCATGATTAGCAGCGGCCTTTTTAGCCTGCTCTAACGTCGTAATATTTCGTTTCTTCCAGCCCGCAATAATTGCACGAACGTATTTTAAAGCTCCTCGCGACTGCACATCGTGTTCACCAGCAATTTGAATGGCGTAAGCCACCAATTCAGGTTTAAGCACCGCAAGCCATTCATCAATTTCAGGACGAGCAACCCCGTTCGGAAATCCCCACAGGTTGGTCCAGTCGTTAATTACCTGCTCGCGTGTGACACCCGCGTCATCATCATAAGAGTCAGTATCAGTCAAGTCAGGGTCAGTATTAGTAAGTTCTTTATGTTCTACTGGTTGACCTCCACCTTGCCCAACCAGTTGGCCTACTTCATCTAAACCAGTTGGCCTACTTTTATGACTTGTAGTTGGGTTACTGGTTGGGTAACCAGCTGACCTACTATATAAATTAATAATGCGATATTCAGGTGGTTTCACATTTTTCTTGCCTCTAGCGTATTTAATTAGTCCTAGTTGCACTAATGAGTTGCGTGCTTTATCGAGGCCGGGTTCGGATAGTCCTGTAAGACTGAGTAATGCCGAATTTTTCATGCGAAACTGAACGTCCAACTTGCCTTCGTCGTTCGCATAGTCTAATAACTCGCGATACAGATTATTTTGGCCGTTAGAGACACTCGCTTCATACATTTTAAAATTACGGTACGCTCGTCGTTGTTTGAAGTAATCCAAATTCGCACCTCCTGTCCTTATTAATGGGCCTTTCACCCATTCGGTGGATTCAGTCACTGCTGCATTCAAACCAATTCGAATGTTAGTTGATTTAAATTTAGATTGTCATTTCTGATTACCATGTAACGTTGAAGCCCGATTTATTCGGCCCATCAAGTTAGTGCCATCAAAAGGGTAGCCCATCAGGAACGTTATCAAATGGCTGGCCACCTTTGTACCCAGCACCAGTTTGGTTAGCAAAACTATTATTATTACCCTGTTGCTTAGGTACACTATTATTTGATGGATTAGGTGCTGACGTGCTGCCAAAACCGTTATTATGATTTTGACCGCCAAAACCACTACTGTTTCTTGGTGCAAATCCGCCACTCTGAGTGCTTGATCCATTAGGACGCTTAACACCATTTGGCTTACTGCCGTCTTGCATAAATGGTTTGTGACTTTTGACGCTTAAATAAGTTTTACCGTTTTGACCAGTTTCCCAATCGACCGTGACAGCCAGTTTATTGCCAACAGCTTGCGAGACAAATTGCTGAATCGAATCAAATGAAGTCCCATTAGCTGCGCCTAGGGCAACCGCAATCGTGTTAAACCGTTTAATCGAAAGGTTACCTTTCTCCTCTGTACTGGTATCCCACACTTCATTGTCGAATCGAATTCGGCCACCCTTATATTTTCCATCGAGCACTTCATAATCAAATACTGCCATTGGGTTTCCGGCTTGTTGAGTTGTCGTGTATTGAGAACTGGGAGCAACCACCACATTGTATGTTCCGGCCTCCTCCACTGCTTGTCCGAGAATATTATTTGTATCTACTGTAAATAGTGCCATTTTTATTTCTCTCCTTTTTCTGACTGAATTAGCTCATTAGCTTTAATCAATTTGCGATCATCTAATCGGTTTTTAGCGTGATTTCCTTTTTCTGGATCCAGGTCAATCATTCGTTCACCCGCTGCCAAGTAAATACGGCCTACTAGGTCGAACATCGAAGTAAATGCGTTAAACGTTTTTTCATTCATATCAGCTTGAAAACGACCCTCGCCACTAATTCCTGATGATCCGTTATCAAGTTGATGAGCAGTAGCATAAATCGTTTTGCCACTTTCTTTTAAAATGGTTCCCAAATCACGAAACCATAATTGTAATTTCTGGTAATTCTGACGATTGTCTTTAGCTGCGTTGTCGATATTCTCAAGTACCAAGTTTTGTAGCGCCGTTACATTGTCCAAAACGATCACTTGATATTTAGCATTTTGAATAGCACGAATAATGCACTCTTCAACCATTGCTTGAATATTCGGAGCATCATTATGTTCAAAAATCACTACGTCTACATCCTTATCGCCAATCAAGACGTTGCTAGACATATCAAAGCTAAAAACAAATTTATGACCTTTTAACTGTTTTAGCAGGCTAGTTTTACCAGTACCGCCATCTCCATAGATAAAATACATGTTGGGTATCTCTGGAATATTCCCATCCTCATAAAACTTCATGGTTTATCATCCTTTTGCTTTAACACTGATTTTTGGCTTCTTTAGTGCACCAGAGTATCCCGGCAATGCCTTAAGACTTGAGTCCATGATCTTTCCATCAGGGGTTACATAGAGCTCTCCACTTGCTAGTCGGTTCTTAATCTCCGTTTCGTTTACACTCCGGGACGTCTTAATCAAGGTATCGTCAAAACGTTCAAAGACTGCTGTAAGCTCTTTGGGTGTCGCGTCCTTATCTCGTTCAAGGTTCCAGTTACGAGACGTACTAGGGTTAACGGTGCCCATTTTGAAGTGAAAGAACTCAGTATCAACTTGTTCTTGATCACCCATTGCCATTCGCTGTAATTCTTGTAGTTGGTCAATTTGCTCATCTACCGTCTTGATGGCCTTTCGATACTTATCAACTTCCATTTGTGGTTTTAGCATGGCCTTTTTAAAGGCCTTCTTGTCTCGGGTAGCCTGTTCAAGCTTGACTTCCATTTCATCGAGCGTCATGCCCGCAGTTTCTTCTTTAATCATTCTCATCGTCCTCCTCATCAGCAATGACGCCACTTTCAATCAGCTCTTCCTCGGTAGGCTCATCATCGCGCCAGCCTTCCGCAGCTTCTTCTTGGTCAATTAACCATCTATCGTAGCCGTTCATTTCACCCACCTCCGTACTAAACGTTGTCTTAGTGACTGTTTCGGAGTACAATAGAAGTCGAAAATGAAATTGTTAAGCGTCTTAGCTGCACGGGTACTCCCTATACTCGAGCAGCTTTTTTCGTACTCAAATTTAGCCTTTAGCGATACTTTGCGTACTTCCAATTCGTTCGGCCTCCTTAAATGTGTCAAAAATATTATTCAATTCTTCAATCGTGATTTGCTTGTAAAGCACATTTCCAATCCGGAATGTAAATTTCATTGTATCTTCGCCTCCTCTCGCCCCTTGCGATATACTTGCTACAAGGGGGTGATAATGATGTATTTTTCAATTAAAAAAGCTAGCAACGGCCAATACTATTTCGTAATTAGAAGTAGTAATAATGAAATAGTTGCTACTAGTGAAACGTATCTCACAAAGTATTCAGCCGAAAAGACAATTGAATCTATCAAGAATGATATTAGTCCTAGTTCAATCGTTATAGACATGACCTAGTAATGTTGTTTCGAAGAGAAGTTAACCTTGCTGCATCCTCTAATAATGTAGCTGATGACTTCTCTTTTTTTGATAAGTCAATCTGTTGTAGCGATTTGATAATTGAATCAAGTTCTTTTCGTACCTCGCTCTCATTCATTCTCATAGCCTCCTTAAATTCCAAACCAACTAGCAACTTCATGACGCTTGAACCACAATGCCGTTAACGCGCAGCCTACTATTGCTCCTTCAATCATTGCTATTTCCTCCTAGCCATTTTCTTGGTTGACTTTATCGATTACTTCCTGCAATTTATCCATTGGAATACCGGCATACTCAGCCTTCTTAGCCAAATCGGTTATCTCGGCGCTAATCTCTTCTGCGTATTCACGTGGATAGCGTTCAATAACTAGTTGCTGCGCTGGTGTCCGATCTCTCGGCTTGACTGTAATAGCTTCTTCAAACTCAGCCTCAATTCTTTCTCGCTGACGCTGTTCCTTTTTCTGTTTCATCAAAGCCGAGAACATATCACCTTGTAGCTGACGATCATTCTGGAATGACAACACGCCGAAATTCTCACGAGCACCAGAATAGCTAAGCCAAAAATCGTTAATTACATTTGCTAACGACTTCCTTATTTGTGAATCAGTGCTTCTTGATCCACTCTTCAACCGAGACAATTGTCCGGGAGAAACATGCGTCCTATCTGCAATCTGCTGCTGTGTTTGTGCTTTATCTCTACCTAATGCCAATGACAATTGCTCTGTAAACTTGTTCTTCATACCTACACCTCTGTATTTTGGAAAGGGCTTTATATCGCCTTTCCACGTAATTCACCTATAATTTAAATTAATCGGGATGATCTAATAGGTAATCCATCATCTCAGCTGCTGGAATCTGCCAGCCGTTATGGGTATTCACATAATCAATAAAGCCACCCTGTTCAATATCCAAATCATGGCGATGCTTGGTTAAATATCGTGAGGCTCGTTCGGTTGATTTAGTTCCGTATTTATACTTGGCCAAATCTTTAAGCTTCCAAGTACGAATACCACGTTGTGCTTGCTTCCAGGCTTGGAACCTCTCGTATTCTTCTTCGCTAATGAATTGGAAACCCTTTGGAGCCTCATGCCGAATCAATATCGTATCTGACATGTTCGCACCTCCTAATATGAAACTGACATAAGTTGGCTAGCTTACTCGTTATACTCGGCCGTTACCGCTCGAAATTCAGCATCTAGGGCTTTATCGCTTAGTGCCTCAAACATTACTCTTGGTGTTTCTGGCTTAACCTTTGCTAGTGCATTGATTAAAACATCTCTTGTTATTGGCTTCATTTTGACGTCTCCTTTTTATGACTAATAGTCATATTGTTTCCACGCAAAAGATCATCAACAGTTACGTTTAACGCGTCCGACAATTTTAGAATAGTATCAGTAGAACCCTTTCGTCTGCCATTTTCCATTGATTGGACCATTGCTACAGAAACTTTTGCATGTCTTGCTAACTCTTCTTGGGTTAAATTCATTGCTTCTCTATAATATTTAAGTTTCAAAATCATCGCTCCTTTCATGTACTAATAGTACTATGTCTATTTGTACAAGTCAAGTCTTTTTGTACAAATAAAATAAAAGGTCTGTCCTTTACTATCTGTACAAGCTAAAATACTAATTGTGGAGGTTATCATAAATGACTATTGGCAAAAGAATAGCAAACCTAAGAAAACAAAAATCTTTAACCCAGCCCATGCTGGCTGACGCAATGAATGTTAGCCAAAGCACCATCGCAAGTTGGGAAAGTGATAGAAGATCCGTTAGCAACGATGACTTAATAAAGCTATCAGATTACTTTGGAGTAACAACCGACTACTTGCTTGGAAAGAACGGTACTCCAAAATGGGCCAACGAGAAAGACACTAAAGACTTACAAGATTTTTTAGATGCGAATGAAGGCTCAATGACCTATGGGGGTGAAGATCTTACTGAAGAAGAAAAACAACAAGTGCGTGTGGCCATGGCAACAATATTCTGGAAACGCCACAAGCATGATTAGGAGTTGTACTTATGGATAGAGTAAAAGATATCGTTAAAACTATTGTCAATCGTTATCACACAGCGGACCCGTTTGTAATTGCGGAAAAGCTTAACATACAAGTGGAATGGTGTGATTTTGGGGCAATGCCCCTGGGAAAAAATGCTTATGACAACCAAGAGCCTATCATACTACTCAACGATTCCATTAAACACACGCCTACACAGTATTTCATACTCGGTCATGAGCTGGGACACGTTATATTCCATGAGGGGCTGATTGGGTACTACACTTCCGTTAAACATGGACATTCTAAGTTTGAACGTGAAGCTGATGAATTTTCAGTTGGATTGATGGGAATGTTGTTTATTGAGGAGAATGGCCATATTCCCTATTCATACAGAGAACTGTCCTATCAATACGGGGTACCATTCGACGGAGATTAATATCAATTAATTTGGAGGAATTATAAATGAAAAAGATGAGTATTGGTTTCATAGCCGTTATAGCTATAATTTTTACACTGACCGGTTGTGGAAACAAAAAGCCTGATTATACTGCTTCAACAGCAGAATCAGCATTAAATACTAATAAAGATATTGAGGGAAAAACCGTTCAATTCAAGATCAGTAAAGTTGTTCCAAATAGCGCATTTGGTTATAACCTTGAAACTGGCAAGCACTTGAATTTCGTAAGTTCTGAAAATCCCAAGGTGAATAAAGGTGAAACAGTTACAGTAAGAGTAAAGAAAGCCAGCTCATCTGTGGGCTCTTGGGTTATCTCATACACAAATCTCAAAAAAGATTAACTAAAAAATGGCCATAGCAACCTATATACCAGATAGGAGGTCGACAAAAGCTAGGAGTTGGGATTGCTTACATTTTTTGAAATTAGTATGTTTTGGGGAATAACATATTTTTGGAGGAATAACAGATGGAAAAAAGTGAATTTGAAAATAAAATAAATGGTTTATCAAAAAAAGTCGACAGTATGAGCGAGATGTTAAAAACTGAAGAAGCTACCAAAAATGCTCTAGTAATGCCTTTCTTTGCAGCCTTAAATTACAATGTTTTTGATCCTACTGAATTTGTTCCTGAATATACTGCCGATTTTGGTAGCAAAAAAGGAGAACGTGTCGATTACGCCGTTGTGATAAATGGCGAAGTTCAAATACTAGTAGAGACTAAAGAACTATCAGATGATTTAAATAAGCGGGATTCCCAGCTTTTTAGATATTTTACTGCAACCAAGGCTAAGTTTGGTATTCTTACTAATGGTGATACATACAAATTCTATACTGATTTAGAAGAACCAAATGTTATGGATAAGACCCCCTTTCTCACAATCAAGTTATCTGATATAAAAGATACACAAATTACTGAATTGTTTAAGTTTACAAAAGACAACTTTGACATCGACAACATCACTGATTCAGCCTCTGACTTGAAATATGTAGGTCTAACTAAAGAATATCTAAAAAAGCAAATGAATAATCCCGCTGACGACTTTGTCCGTCTTATTTTAGCTGAAATTTATGATGGCATGAAAACCCAGCAAGTGGTTGATCAATTCAGGCCTGTGATTAGTAAAGGTTTCACTCAGATTATTTCTGAACAAGTTAATAGCAAACTTAGTAACGCATTAAATCAAACTGTTAAAGATGCTACTGCTTCTACCGAATCGCTCAAAGATACGCCTGATCCTAAAGCAGAGATAGTCACTACACCAGATGAATTAGAATCTTTCGCCGTAACCAAGGTCATTCTAAGAGAAACAATTGGACAAGATAGAATTGTTTATAGAGATAATCGAAGCTACTTTAATGTATTAATAGACGATAGCAATCGCAAATGGGTTTTAAGAATTTATTTTCACACAAATCGTAATTTCATTATTTTGCATGATGATGACAATACCGAATTAGACTTTGAATCACCGGTTGATATTATGAATTATTCAGACCAAATAAAAAAAGTTGCAGAACAATTTAAATAACTAAAACTATAGAATTGAATTTCTATATCCAAGCCCCTCACCGGGCTTTCACGCGAGCGTAGTTCAACGGTAGAACAGTACTCCTATGAATTGCTAACTAGATACTTTCAGATGCAGGTTCGACTCCTGCCGCTCGCTTTAACCAGAAAGAAGGCTTAATGCTATGGATAGTGAAATTTCAAAATACGAGCTAATTGCCACGATGAAGAAAGATATACAGACATTTATGGACTCAGAATCCATGTTATATCTAAAAAAAGATTCATATTCAACAGAAGAATATGACCGTATGCTTACAGAAGTAAAAGATGCATTGAAAACACGGCTATTGCAAAAATAATTATGAACTCAGTAAATGATAGTCAGCCCTAGCTGACTTCACGCGAGTGTAGTTCAACGGTAGAATGGTTCCTTTAATTCAAATATAGCCTACCTTCCAATGCAGGTTCGACTCCTGCCGCTCGCATAGAGATTCTTAACTCAATCAAACACAGGAGAATCACCAATGTTCAACTCTTTAACTTATTTTTTAAAAAGCCTGTCCTCTATTAAGTGGAGCACTGAGCTATTATTTATGGCAATTATATCAGCATTAATTGCATATTTTCTCTATAAAAAGCTTCATCACTAATTGATTACAAACGTGGGTGTAGTTCAACGGCAGAACGGCAACTTCTTATGGGATACCCTTCCCTTATTTCTTATTGCCATGCGGGTTCAACTCCTGCCACTCACATTTAAAACTTAATTGGACCTTTAGCTCAGTTGGTCAGAGCAGACGGCTCATAACCGTCCTGTCGTTGGTTCGAGTCCAACAAGGTCCATTCACGCGAGTGTAGTTTAGTGGTAAAACGACAGCCTTCCAAGCTGTAGTCGCGGGTCCGATTCCCGTCACTCGCTTTAAACTAAATTTATCATTAAATAGTTCATAGAGAGGAGTATTGACTATGCGTATACTCATTGACAAAATCAAAATCAATAAATTTCGAAAATTTAGTGAGCTTGGACAAATTCAACTCGGCCACAGAATTACTGTACTTTCTGGTCATAATGGTGTTGGAAAATCAAGTATCATGAGTCTCATATCTTCAACAGTTGGTCAAAATAAAGTAAGATTGAACGGATCTAAATTTCAGCCAGAGTTTAATGATTATTTTACAATTGATCCCGAGAGAGAAGGACATGATTTTCCTGCTTACGAGATTCTTGTTGATTTTATTTCTCAAACGAATACTGGTAATTACGAATTCGCTAAGCGTGTTGGTTTTAAAGATGATAGAAATCAGGACAGAGGAATCCGTCCTCTTCCCCGTCCAGCCCTCCCACTCATAAACAAAAATGGTTATCAGACTATTTCCCAAGCACAAGATGCTGCATTTAAAATGATTGGTGACATCATCGGTAAATCTGGTTCATCCAGAGTGCATCTTCCTTGTATTTATATCAGTTTATCACGAATTATGCCACCCGGTGAGACAACGCTTATTATAGAGGACTTTGATGGCAAAACCAAAAAACTTTCAGAGGAATTAAGTAATAAATATGTAGAATGGTATAACGAAGTCCTGCCAAACTCCATTAACGAAAATTCAATAATAGCAAAATCTGTGGAAAAAAAGAGTACTGGTAAAACTCGCCTATTCATTTTACTTGCAGACGCGACGGCAAGTACCCAATCCGTTGGTCAAGATAATCTTGGAGGTATCATTTCCGCACTAGTAGATTTTTACTATTTGTCAAAAACTTCCGATGACTACAATGGAGGAGTACTTTGCATTGACGAAATTGAGGCGTCACTTCACCCTAATGCCCAATTAAAATTGATGCTGTTACTGGATAAACTATCCCAAGAACTAAAATTACAAATCCTAATCACTTCGCATTCGCTAACAATTTTGAAAGAAATACTAATTCAACAAAGTAAATCAGCTGTAGATTACCAATTGGTTTACTTTAAAGGAGAGACTTACCCATACGCTAGTAAAATAGACAGTTACAGATCACTCAAAGCCGATTTATTTAATGAAATAACAGTTTCAAAACCTTACGTTAAAATATATTGTGAAGATGAATTTACAGTTCCGTTACTTAACCACCTGCTCAAGGCAGCTTATGATAACGAAATACTTTCTAAAAGTCTTCCGGAGTATAAAATTATAAATGTGGCATTAGGTAAAGATAATTTAAGAAGCCTAATTCAGCTGGACAGTTATTTTAGTCACGTCTTAATCGTTCTCGATGGTGATGCAAAATTAAAAGATAGAATCAAAATTGAAACATATTTTAAGAATCCACATGTTTTCGAGGGACGCACTGAACGTAATCAGCCAAAAAATGTTCTTACATTACCCGGTTTCATGAGTCCTGAAGAATTTTCATATGTTATTCTTTGGGAGTATGTTAATAATGAAAGCCAACATCTACAATTCTGGAGAAACTTAGAACGTAATCAAGACCTAGCATTAATGACGGCAGATAAGGCTCGAGAAGCTTTTACGCCTAAGGGAGACCAAGTTAAGTTTAAGGATATTCATGACAAGCATGATTTAAAACTGCTTGACTTTATTGGCAAATCTAATATTTTATCCGATTACTATAGCCTCGATGATAATCAAATTAAACTAAAAGACTGGACTAATTCTTTCAAAAAGATTTTAGTGAGTTTCGAAAAGGATCTAAAGGCAATGCGCTATTAATTTCTGACCATCTTATTTTCAACATGCTATTATTTGTTTACGAGGTGATTAAAATGCCACAAACTTCTTCTGTTTTTCGATACCCAGGTGGAAAAACTCAACTATATTCATTTGTGCACCATTTGCTAAAAATAAATAGCATTACTGACATTTCACTTGAACCGTTTGCAGGTGGCGCTGGGATTCCACTAAAATTATTAATAGACAATCGAATAAACACCGTCTGGATAAATGATTATGACAAAGCAATTTACTCAGTTTGGGACACAATTTTGAACGATCCTGTTGCTTTAATTTCTTTAATAGAATCAGTTCCCTTTGATTACCATTCCGGTCATAAAATTAGTCCAGAATTCAGTATTAGTTTCTGGAAAAAACAGAAAGACATTTATTTAAATAATAAAAACCATCAACACTCAATCGAATTAGCATTTTCCACTCTATTTTTAAATAGGACTAATACTAGTGGCATTATCACTGCAGGACCATTAGGTGGATTCAAGCAAAATAGGAAGACACAAATATACGCGCGCTTCAATAAGGAAACTCTTATTAACAAAATTAATTTAATACACTCTTTTAAATCACAAATTAAATTGACTAGATTAAACACACTGGATATGATCCCAAAAATCCGTAATTCCGTGGACCCTAAAAATAGTTTTATTTTTTTTGATCCTCCCTACTTTGAGCAAGGTAAAGAATTATACTACTCATCGTTTAATGAACAGGGTCATAAGGAATTAGCAAATGGTATTTTATCTCTAAAGCAATACCATTGGATTACAACATACGATACAGCGCCTCAAATACAAGAGGACTATACAATGGCCAAACAAAAATATGAATATTCACTGAACTATTCCGCCAATAATAAAAATCGTGGTAAAACTGCAGAGTTCATGTTTGCTAGTCCAGTAACAAGATTGAGTTCCTTTGAAAAAGTCGATTTAACACCACTAGCCTGATAATCCAGGCTTTTATTTAAAAACAAAAAAGAACATATGTTTGGGAATGTCAACCTATTGTTATTTCCAGTTGGGAGGAATAAAACATGTCAGTAACCAAACTTAATAATGGTAAATGGCAAGCCCGTGTCTCTTATAAAGATGATGACGGTAACTATAAGTCGGTTACTCATTTAGAAAAGCGCAAAACTGACGCTGTTGAGTGGGAAACTAAGACTAAGAATGCTCTGTTGGAAGGTGCTGACTTATCACGTAGCACTGAGAGTCTAAAGCACTACTTTCTTGATTGGATCAGAATATATAAGACTGATGGTGTATCGCGTCATACTCACGAGCTATATATGGGCAACTGGCGTCACATCGCTGCATATTTTAAAGATCGACCTATGAGCGCAATTAAACGTCCAGATTACCAGAAGTTTCTGAATGAATTTGGCCGCAGTCATGGAATTGCCACATCTCACAAGCTTCATCAACAAGTACACACTGCAATCAAGGACGCCGTAGCTGATGGTATTCTAAAACGAGACTTTGCTTACAAGGCACACGTCACTGGGCGCCCTCCTAAGCCCGTAGAGGAAAAGTATTTGACGTTGTCCGATTATAAGAAGCTGCGTAAATACCTCATTAAAACGGCTGATTATGACCACATGACTATGCTGATGATGCTGTTTCAACTAGAAACTGGAACCAGGTTCGAGGAAGCTGCTGGTCTGACGTGGGATAATTTGGATTTGAATAATGGAATAGTTCACATTAAACAGCAGTGGGACGCCCGTAGACAGACTTTTCGTCCCACTAAGGGAAATGGACAAGCCGATGGAGATATAACCATAGGACCCGCCTACTGTCGTTTTATGAGGAGCTATCGTAGCACGCAGAAAGATTATTTAGAATTGCACGAAATGAAGAATCCTAAGAACCTCGTATTTTGGTCTAAACTAGGAAAAATCGTGGGCAATGGGAATGCAAACGAAGAGCTAGGACGTATTTGTAACCGTCTAAAGATCAACAAAGTTACAACACACGCCATGAGGCACACACACGCTTCGATTCTTATCTTAAATCATGAGTCCCTTCCCTATGTTCAACATCGCCTTCGACATCAAAAACTAGAAACGACCGTTAACACCTACGTCCATCTTATTGAAGAAGAAAACGGCGTGTCAGATAAGAAGGCTACCGAGCTAATGGACGAAGGATTTTAAAAATGATAATTTTATGATTGCCGTAGTCCTTGTGCCGCAAGGGATTACAAAATCATTTGTTGATTTTTCTTCCAAAAACTGCTATATTTTGACTACTTTTTTCGTTTTTGGAAGAATCGTGGAAGAACATATCGTGTTTGAGTGGTTTTCGAGTGTAAAACAAAAGCACCAAAACGCCTTTATATCAGCGTTTTGGTGCTTTGTCGTTTCTCTATATTTGTCAACTTATCACCCGCACGGGGATCGAACCCGTAACTCCGCCTTGAGAGGGCGACGTCTTAACCAATTTGACCAGCGGGCACAAATTCATTTATTATCTTACCGAATGATAAGCGGCTTGTCAAATATAATTAAGATTTTTGCCACCTAAAAATCGTCACAACAACTAAACCAACAAATAAGAGCAAACAGTAGGCCACACTACACCAAAAAACGAAAGTCAATAATTGCGGTAACAAAAAGCTGCGCATAACTGCTAATCCGATGGCCGTGACCGCCCATACGATCAATTGTTGTCGCAGATGATCGAATAAATGATCTAATTCTGACTTCGACATACACTCACCTTCCATTTAACTAGTTTAGCCACCAACTGATACGATATTCAAGCAAAAATGCAAAAAATAGACACAAAGTTTCAGCAAAGTCTTGACAGTATTTGCTGGAAAAGTTACTATTAAATAGTTGTTATTGGGTATTCGCCAAATTGGTAAGGCAGCGGACTCTGAATCCGTAATTTACTGGTTCGAGCCCAGTATACCCAATATTCGTTATCAGCTGTTATCATTGGTTGTCAAAAACACCGTGATTACAGCTTTTTTATTACTCTAGTTTGTCATTGGTTGTCATCTCTTTTCACTAAAAGTCAGCCAAAAGGACAGCCAAAAATATAACAAAAAAGCCACTGTTTCCAGTGACTTAATACTTGCGCGGGGCAGTGACTGTTAGCCAACTTTGGTTAACAGTTTTTTTATTGTTAAGCCATTAGTCTAACGCTTATTATCAAGGCAATGACTGCGATAGTAATGTGTATCACAAAAATAACCTTTCTTATAGTTTTAGGTTCATGATAATCAGACGGCCAATGCAAAAAATCAAGCACTGACAAAACCATAAAATTAAACGTTAATAATTTTATTCCAAAAACAGGTACCGGCGTAGATAAACACAAAACTATGGGGCCATCTTGAAATATGCTAGAAACTATCAAATAAGCCGGAACAATTAACAATGTAATATTTAAAGTAACTTCAAACAACCATTTTTTTATAAAAGAATTCATTTACAAGAACACTCCAGCAAATATTTAACTGCACATTATTAATTATACAATAAAATTGTTGAAGTTTGGCTATAGTAGGCATTCAAACCGTTAAATCACTGTAAAATTTTGCAAAAGCGTGTAATGCTTCATTCTTCATATAATTGAACTTGCTAACACTAACCGATAATTGGCCACAAGCTTCACTGCGGCTGAAACGTTTCTTAATAATGTAATCATGTAAGATGAACTGATATTGTGGATCATCAATTGCATTTAGGACGTCTTCGACTTCTTTTAACTGGTAAGACAAATCAACGTGGTTTATCAGGCGGCTTTCAGCACCGTTTCGGCTGCTATGGCTTGATACTCCATCGAACGAGGGACTAGAAACTTGATTAAAAGCCGTCAATTCACGTTTTAGTTTGGCATATTGCTTTAATAAATTACAAATCTTCTTAACATCTTGGCGCATTAGAATCACACTTTCTGATCCCAGATATATGTATTAAAAAACGGGGCTATTGCACCCCGTCTTGACTAATATTAACAACTATAATTATAACACTTAAAACAAATTATTTCATCTATAATCGTTTCACGTGAAATATATTCGCTTTAAAACTTATCCAGCAACTAAGCCACGCAATTGTTGGATCATGCTGACAACTTGATATGGTGTCTTTGTCATATCGGTTACCCGGTTTTGATACCAGAATTGCGTCAGCAAGGACACGGCAAAATCGTACTGTTTGTAGATAGTCAAATCCTCATTTTTGCTAACGGCCGTCTGAACATAGTCCTTGGCGGCGTCTAAATAGCTTTTAATCATTGGATCATCTTCGGTCACGTCAATTCTTAGGCTTAGTTTAATATCATCAACGGTTACAGCCATATAATCACTCCTTTTTTCCCTTAGTTTTAATTTATGTATAGGGGGGTGCCAAATCGCTACCCCCTTGTATAACCGTCCCCAAAAGTGGGTACGATTATTTACCAGGCGTGGTTTTTAACGCCACGTTGATTACAGCGGTCTTATCAATCACTTTATAATCGTTCCGCACAATGACGGAAAGTCCTTGGCTAAACTGGTCGAACTTGTCCCATTGAGCAGTTACTTGATTACGACGGAAAACAGCAACGGCCTGTGATAAGTCACCCACGATCATCGGAGAAGTCCCATCGACATTGTTGGCCAGTAACTTGTCACTAATCATGACGACTGGCGCCCCTAACAAGGTGAAGCCGCTGGGTGCTGTTGGGTTTGGCTGTAATAGGTAACGTCCCTCGGAATCTTTCAAGGTATCAAGGTAGTTGAACCCGGACTGGTTCACTAACCACATTTTGCTCAAAGCGGGATCTAACGTCACATTGAAAACCTTTTTAAGATCATCAATATTGGTAGCCGTTGCTTTGGTGAAACTGGTTCCCGTTAACAAGCTCATAATCTGCGTGTTGTCCGTGTTATCAACCAATTGTTGTAATTGGTTTTTAACTTCGCCGACAATATCTACTTCGGCGTCTTCCACCACTTCGTTAGATAAGGCAATCTTACCAGCCCGGGTCTTCACATCAAACGGCACTTCCGTAAACATGTTCGCGTTAATGTCGGCAATTTCTGCTAGTTCTTCCTTAGTAGCCAATACCGCAGATTGTCGGCTAGTAGCAATTGGATAAGTCCCGGAACCACTAGAAACTTGCTTGACTGTCGCATATTGGGCAAGATTGTAATTGGATTGCTTTAATTGGAAGACGGGAGTAATCAGCTCTTTAGGAATAACCGCACTGACCCCGTCAGTCTTTAAACCGTCCCGTGTTTCCCCGTGTGTCCGTACATATTGTTCAAATGCTGGAATACCAGTTTTGTTTTCATTGCCATTAGGATCAATAATTGTTTGTTTTGCCATGTTGTCAGGCTCCTTTTCTTGGTTAATAAATTTTTCATAGCTACGGGTGTCAACTTGCACATTGGTATCGTCATAAGCGGGAACAGCTACCACTGACACATCGAACAAACTCTTAACTTGATTAATGGTGCGCGTGATATTGCCGCCATCATCTTTAGTCCATTCGTCGGTGTCGTCGTCACTATCAAAGCCAAATGAGCAGGAATCAACGTTCCCACTTTGAACTTCTTCGTAGACGTCATTAGCAAACGACGTATTTGGCAACTGTGCGGTGAAATGTAGCCCCTTGTCGTCCGTTTCTAGCGTTAATGTGCCCGCCTTAACACTGGCTAACACTTGAGTATAGTCGTGGTTATTAAGCATAAGAACGTTTGATAAATCGACACCATCAAGGGCCTTAGGGGTAACAACCTCAGTGAAGCCGCCTAAGTCTTTACTTGGTGAGTTCCATACAATTGCATAACCACTAATTGTTTTGCCCTTGCTTGTTTGGGAATCTTTAGGTTGCGGGTCTGCTGAATTTTCAGCTGGCCCCGTCTTCGGGTGTTTCTGACTGCGGCGTTTGTGCTCGCAATTCGGCGTCAATCGTTAACCGTCGGTCTTGTTTCATGAATTAGTCACTCCATTCTTTTGTAAGTTTAAGAAAATATTGCCATCGTCAGTTGGTGGCAAGCCAATCTTGGCCCGAGCTTCGTTACGGCTCATAACGCCGCCAGTGAAACCAGCCACTGCTTGGGCTTGTTGCGTTTGCGGATCAAGGCTCAATAGCTTGTCCGTATTAAACGTAAAGTCATGACCAAACTTGAACGACAGCTCGCTGGTAAAGCTATCAAAGTAATGTTGCAACGTCCCTTGTAGATACTGCACGCCACTTTGTTCTTGGTTAGAATGATCGTTTTCAACCCCTAAGCGCTCCGGTGGTAAGCCAAAAGCCTTAGCAATTTGTCGGGTCGTCCAGTCATTAGAATTGACCAGCTTTAATACATCGGTATTTAAGGATAAGTTACTAATATCCATCGTGTCATCGGTCACAATCGTGTTGACCGCATTGTCACCCGTATTGGCTTCATCAAATTGTTTACGAATATTGCCCTTAGCTTCCGGCCCTAAATCGGATTGATGGACTTTAATGATCGTGGTGCCATGCACGCCAGCAGTAAAAAAGCCGGTTAGCAATTTATTGCCGGCCGACTGAATCTGACGCTCATCTTTGAGGGCATATAGAGGACTAATTCCTGATACGCCGTCTTTGGTGAAATATTTAAAGTGCAAAATGTTGTTAGGCGCGATCTGACGACTGTTACCGCCAATCGGGGTATAGGTGTAGGTCAACGCCCCACTGACGTCATCTTGTTCAACCGTCAATTGGTTATTGGCAATCAATTTCAACGTATGATTAGGCAAAATTTCAGCAAAACTATTGCCATTTAGTAACAGGTTAGCCGCCAACGCATATTTAAAATGATACCCGTCCATCTGACTATTGGGGGCCTGATTAATCATCGTGTTAAAGATTGCCGTATCACACATAATCGGATTGCTGGCAATGTCGCTCGCAATAATGTTAATCGCCGCGTAAATGTCACTATTACGCAACACCGCCGCGCTCACAAACGTATAGGGGTCGTTACTTGATAAACTAACCAAGGCGTCAGCTACCGGATCATGCGTGCCACTGGTGGTATTGCTTTTTACAAAAAAACTCATTTAATCACCTCTTTGCTTTTCATAATTAATTAGCAAGGCCAGCAGAATCATGGCTATACCAGCCAATATCAATCCCGCTTGCCAGCTGATCCAGCAACCAAAACCAATTACTAAGCAGATTAAGCCAAGCACCAACAAGATCGTTTGTACATAGTCAGAACAGATCTGCCATAGTCGCTGTTTTGTAGTAATCTTCTGCATGCTGTTGATCCTCACTTTCTTGGTAATAGTCCATACCAGCTACAAACGCGTTAATCAACGCCGCAATCGGGTCAATCCGATTACTATTTCGGGCTTTATCCAGTTGCCAGCCGTTGTTCAGCACTTTCAAGATGGCGTTATTGACTGCATAAGCGAGAATCTTGTTGCCGTTATGTTTAATCTTGTTATCGTAAAGCTGATCACGAAAATTACGAGTTGGAATATTCAAAGTTTTAGTTCCTTGTCGCACTTCAAACAATGGATAATTGAGTTTTTCAAACTTAGTAATTAACGTTTGCGAGTTATACGGGTCATAAGCGATTGCTTTCACTTTCCAGTTATATTTCCCGATTAGTTTTTGTACAAAATCAAATAGATCATCATAATCAATAATGCCGCTATCTAATCGAGTAATACTACACTCACCAGCGCGTTCCATTGACCGGTAATCAATGCCATCACGTTTGATTTTTGAACTCAGACCGTACTTGATTCCAATGAATGAATGACTGTCACAATAAAACTGACCGTTGCCAATTGGAATGAGCCAACTAACTGCGGTTAAGTCATTACTTTTGGATAAATCAATGCCAATATAGGCGACACGATTATGTAAGTCTGGCACCTTTGCCAATTTACCAGCGGCCCAATCGTCGGCTGAAATATAACTGTCCTCGCTGGCTTGCAACCACATATTGAAATTCTTAACCAGTATCGGAATGAGATTATTTTGTTTAATGGCAAGGTCAACATCGGCCTGAATCTTTTCCGTCATGCGTTGCTTAACATGTGGTTCACTGAATAACGGGTTGGCCTTAATCCAATTGGCTTGATCGTAAACTTCTTCGCGGTCGTCCAGTTCCCAAATTGCCACAAAATAACGGTCAGCTTCGGTTTTCCCCTTTAAAACGTCCGTCAGCATGTCATATTCGGCGTGCATTGGAACGTTAAGGTTAAGACCCGAGGTGGAAATCACCGCCAACAGTGAGTTATCTTCTTGTGCTTGACCAGACTTTAAAACGTTGTACACTTTGCGGTCTTTGGCTTCGTGCCATTCATCTAAAATAACGGTAGTCCCGGCATAACCATCAAGCGTACTGGTATCACTGGCAAGGGCCAAGGCTTGCGAATCAGTTTCTAAGTCAGTAATGGCTTGTTTCTGTACCTTAATCCGTTGCCGCATGTACTTCGATTGCTTACGGACTTGCCGTAAACCACTTGAAAGCATGTCGTAGCCTAATTTAGCTTGTTTAAGGGCATTGCTTACGAATAATACTTGTCGGTTGCGGGCGGGCTGACGTTCTCTTAAAAGGCCATTGGCGGCCATGCCAGAAGCCAGATAGGTTTTACCATTCTTGCGGGCCATACTAATAAACGCCCGATCATAACGCCGGTTACCGGTAGTTTTTTCACGCCAGCCATACAGCTCACTAATAATCCATTTTTGAAATGGTTGCATGGTGAGTTGGCTACCGTCAGTCTTAGGCATTAATTCGATAAATTTGACCGCCTGTGCCGCTTTGTCTTCGTCGTAGTAGAACGGGAAGCTGTCGTCCTTAGAACGGCTTAAATCGCGTTTAAATCGCTCACACGCCCATTTGATTTTTTGACCAGCCAATACTTGACCCGATAACACTTGGTCAACATATTCAATCATGACAACATCGCCTCGAAAGTATCTTCGGGTGTCTCATCTTTTTGTTTGTTTAATTCCATGCGTGCCCGGCTAGATAACGACATGCCTAAATCATTGGCTAAGGCTTTTACATCTTTCATTGCTTGTGACTGTAAGGCCACGTAAGGGTTCGGCTTACGCACACCACTCTTTTGATTAGTTTGTACCAGCCCGTTCTTACGAATATCATTCTCGCAAGTCTGTACCGTTGCATAAGCACGGCAATAACTGGCTAACATCGCCCGGTCAAGTTCACTAATTGGAGTATTGGCCTTTAAATAAGGCGCTACCCGTTGCCATTCAGTCAAGGCCCGATCATGTAACCAATCAGGGGGCGTTAAATCAAGTGACGGGTAATCAAATAACGCTTTTTCAGCGTCTTTACGTTGATCACGCTCATCATTGGTTAAATGTTTCTTCATACTAGCCAAGGGTTTTACTTTTCGACCCATTCGGAGCGCTCCTTTCGTTTAAATTTACGTACCAAAAAGCCCCCACGGGTTAGACCCATAGCGGCTGATTGATACACATATCCAGAATTCGTTTATTATACCTATATTATCGCACGCATCTCCAAAAAGTGCAAATAATAACATGTATATATTTACATGTTTCCCCCTGGCTGTTTATTTGTTTAAATTTCGCATTATTAGTAAGGATATTTCACAAACCAGCAAAATAAGCAAAAAGCCAAAGTAAAAAAAGGGATTTTTATAAACACAAAAGTATGCTGTCCGCTCCTTTCTAGACGACCATAGCCCCCCCATATCAACGTTTCTGGGCTGTCATGCTGTTTTAAATTAGTCTCGTGGTCGAAAATTAGGCCGCCAACTTGAATTGTTCACTCGGCCGAAAAATCGGCGCAGTCTATTGCCACTTTTGGCAACGTAGACGCAAAATGCGGGTTGGTTAACAAGGTCGAAAATTTCGACTTAGTAGCTCGGCTGAAAGTTCAGCGCAGTTTTGCGCATATCTACTACCTAAGTTAAACTTAGCCAGTCTGATTCACTTCAGCGGAAAACTCCGCTCTACTAGTGCACCAAGTTAGTACGTTGTCCCACGTTGTTCCACGTTGTGCCACGTATGTTCCACGTTAGGTATGTCTTTGAAACGCCGTTGTATCGGTATTTGTTCCACGTGTTCCACTTGTGCCACGTTAAAATGAACATTTACAATTATAGTATGTAATGCAGATACTAAAAAGCGCCGCACCTTTCAGCACGACACTCATTGGTTATTTAGTTGTTTGTTCCCGCTGTTCTCTAGCCAGTCTAGTCTTCCGGTTATGATGTCGGTAGCACAATGGTTGTAAATTACTTTCATCTAAGCGACGTGACCAATCGTCTTTGATTTCAATAACATGATCGACCACATTAGCCTTGCGGATCACGTTATCTTGATAGCACTGTACACATACCGGATTACTTTCAAGGAACCGCCGTGACAACTTGCGCCATGCTGACGACTTGTAGAACTGCTGGTACTTACTCTCATCTGAATCGTACATGCGTTTGTGATACCGCCACTTGTTAGTAGCCTTGCGGTGCTTCTCACAGTAGCGCGTGTCATAGGCAACCAACGTCCGACAACCTGGGTGCTCACATTGCTTCATTGGCTTAGCCATGACCGTTTACCTTGGTTAGTGTGACCACGTCATAAGCATTCAGATCGCTATCAGAACTAACGCCAGCAACCTTATACGTCACCCCATCTAGTATTGCTACCAAGGCTGTCGTGATCCGATCGTCATGGCGCACCGCAATTAGCTGGTTAGTTGTCGCGGTCATACCAGTAAGGCTAATAGTGTTACTGATGGTCAACGTATACTCACCATACCAGACAGTGAACAGTGGCACGAATTGTTGCTTGGTTGTGCCGTTTATTAGGTTCTGAACAGTTTTAACGGTGCCAAACTGTACTCGCTTATTTAGTCGGCTTAGATTATAATTCTTCATCTTCATCACCAGTCCTATAAACCAATGCTTCGCAATAGATCATTTTCGAATCGCTCACCTTAATAAAATCAAAGCCATTGTCTATCAACTCATCGTCAATATCTTGTGCTTTGCTGACTTCCGAAACTTGTGCAAATAACTCCTCCATATTGTCAGCATGTACCATCTTAATTTTCATTATTTGCTCTCCTTTTATTCTCTAATAATATTGCTTCTTAACTACATCAACAACATGATGATTTGCCAACAGGTCATAGTAATAGTAGTTGTATGTTTCCTTGCTCATAATCATTACTAGTAAAGACTGGCCGGGATAATACCAATCTACTTTGCTATCAAAGATCACGCCCACTAAATCAAGCGACAAGACGTGCTCCGCTATTTTGCTATGAACGCTATCGGCCGGCCCATAATCATGAGCAATTGCAACAACGCGTGCAGTCCCACTTACCTTTTGTAATTCGGCATGATCTAACCATTCCCCAAGGTAAGGTGGTGTATCATACTTATTGCCCGCATTGTATGAACGCTTACCAGCTAACAGTTTTTCGAGACTATGTGGGCGTTCATACACGGCACATTTGTCAAACTTAAATACGTCTTCAAATTTTTTGAGATTTTCTGAACTGCTATATTTTGTGTCTCTCAATAATTGCATTTCTTGCCATTTCATACGTGTTTCCTCCTAGAACTGGAAATGTTTTTTTTAACGTGGTCCACGTGGTCCCGTGGTCCAAACGTTGATATATCAACGCTTTAAAGACCCCCTGACGTGGTCCAAATGGTGGTCCAACGTGGTCCACTTGGTAAATTTCTGATTAAACTTCGCGCATATACCCATGTAGACGTTGGCCATTCATTCTAATTCGTTGACTTTTCCAACCGTCCATATTGTCCATTAACAACTTGATTCGCTTAGCTTCCGAGTTTGTTCGCCCGGTTAAATAACGATCAACTGTTTTATGGAAGACAACTTCCATAATTTCCCGAGTTGTTGTTTGATTGAGTAGTTTCCGTTCATTACTAACTTGATCTTGTAGCCACTTAGAATGATGGCCATAGTCACTGACATAGCTTTGTTTTAAGCTGGTACTCATGTTTTCCCAATCCGTGGGAACTTCCATTGCTAAAAACGCTTCGATGGCATCTCGCATAGGGTCGACAGCTTCCGCAGCCATCTGATACGCCTTAGCCTCTTTCATGGTGGCCTGATCCAGATATAGCGGTTCGCCATTCTTAAACCAGTACGCGGCCTCCGCCAATACTTGAAGCATGTAATTCTCGTCTGGGTGCCATACATCTAATTTGGCCTTGTTGACCCCACATTTAATTGGATAGAAGCGCCGTTCACCGGTCGCGTCCTTTAAATAGTCAGTTTGGTTAGTTGTGCCAATAAATACGCATTTACGTGGGTGCGGTAACGCATAGCGGCCATAACTATTCCGATATGTGTCGGATTGTGCACTAATAAAATTTTTAATTCCCTCAATGTCCGTTTTCTTCATGGCGGAAAGCTCGGCAACTTCAATAATCCAACTACCTTGCAACTGTTGATAATCGTCTTTCTGCTTACCCATTCCTTTCAACGAATCATTGAATTTATCCGGGTATAGATTCTTACCAGCCGTACTCTTGCCAAGTCCTTGGCTTCCCTCTAAGATAGGAACAATTTCAAACTTAACGCCTGGAACATAGGCCCGGGCAATAAGACCAGTTAGCCATTTCTTAGTGATGGTGCGGGTGTAATGATTATCTTCGGCACCTAAGTAATTAATGAAATAACGTTCAGCACGTGGCTGGCCGTCCCATTCTACCGCTTCAATACGAGCCTTAACCGGATTGATTGTCTTGCGGCGTGCCTCCGTAACTACCGCATCGGTAATGTTTTCCTTGCTGAATAACAAGTTGTAATGATCTTCAATATAACTTCTCAATAACGTGTCATCACCATCATTCCAAAAACCTTTTTTGAACAGTGAATTTTCTGCTTGTGGTGTTTTAACGATTTGTTCCGAGAACTCGTCAAATGCAACTAGCCCTTTCAACATTTCGTCATGTTCCATAATTAAGCGGATATTGTAAAGAGACTGTGTTTTAATTCCATCGTCCGAATTCTTTTTGAAATCGTTCTGCCAATCAGCGTCACGTTGCATTTTGATAACATTGTTGGCCGCTTCTCGGGTCTCTGCTGGTAAATCCATTGCTTTGCCCATTAATGAACCCCCTTACTCTCTCGTTTTAAAATAGATCGAAAAATTACATTAACCTCCTTGCTTGGTAGCGCCGGATCAACAAACGAATCATTAATCACTGACAGCATGTTATACACCGTCTTAGGAGCGGCTCCGACACCAAACATTCGACCAGCAATTTTAGTTAACCAAGCGTTGCGATTGCCTTGGGTTGTCCCGGTTACCATTTCATCTAACAAGCGACCGGTATACTTCTTTTGGCGTGTGGTATAGGCGTGTTCTGACGTCCAGTTCACTTTTTGGCCTGCCAACTTATCAACTAGCCATTGGGGAGCCGGCTTAATATCAGTTAACGTTCGGTCATCTAAGGGCTCGTACGGCTTGCCGTTAATCTCACTTGGGGCGATAACCGTAAAGTCACTTAGCAAGTCAATACCGGGCCAAACGTCAACTTTGCGAACCTTAGCACCCGCGTATTTCAAAAAGTAATGCACGCCACCGTTAGCCGTCCGTTCAATGTAGGTATCATTCGGCAACGTTTGTCCTTGCTTGAACAGTTGTGCCAAGCTGTTACGACCGTTTTTAGTTTGATCGTGCATATCGACGTCGACAACTAATAAATCCGATAAATCCAGCCGTAAGCCTAGATTATAATTCGGGTGATTTTCAAACCATGCAAAGATGGTACCCTGGTCAATAGTTGCGTCTTTATAGCCGGCCACCCCTTTGGGCGGATTTTTCATATTCTCAATTAACGGGTAAACTGAATAGCCTTGTTGGGCCAGCTCAATGGCTTTATCGAGTGTTGAAAATTCTCTCATTTTTTATCACCAGCCCTAGCACATTTAATAGTTAATTCATCAGTAGCATCAGCAATTTTAATCAACTCGTTATTGATCGCCCAAGTCAATGAAGATAATGGTCGAATTTCACGTTTTAAGTTGTATTGAACCATACTGCTGTTTTGCTTGTTTTCTTCCAATGAATCACTTAAACTATCAACAATGTCGGAAAGTGCTTCGTGAAGTCCAAGAGTTTTTATGACTTCACCACGTAAATCTTCAATATCCATTTTCCATTCTCCTTATTCGTGTTAAAATAAGGGAAAGCATATTTTTGATTATTTCTCTTAGACCTACTGCCGACCAAAGCAAAGTAGGCCTTTTTTGTATGCTTTCCCATTAGACTGACCTCACATTCCAAAATACCGACGTGGGTTCTTGATTAACTCAAACGCCACGTTGCCGACAAACGACACAATCATAAACTTGATTGCCCATAAGATTGCTGTTGCTATCATGAAATCACCTCCTTAAATTTATTCTGCCCCCGCACGGTGCAATTAAATTTTATGTGCTTCCATGAACTTATCAGCATCTAGTTGGTCAATACGTTTTGTACCGTTGATTGCAACTACTCGTAAACCCTGCTTAATATATTTGTAAAGCGTGTTGTATGACTTGATATTCAAGCACTCCATGGCTTGCTTATATGTCATATATCTTGGAAAACTATTTTTCATATTCATCAT